ACGTGGCTGCCGGATTTGCCGGTTGGCTTTGCGGCGGCGTAGGCATTTGTGGTGCGGCCGTTGCAAACGGCGATGGCTGAGGAGATGCCATCACAGGGGTGGGGGGTGTCACCGGCCCCGGATCAAACATTATTGGCGGGGTGGGTTGCCCCGGTGGTGAAACCGGACCAGGGTCAGACATTTGCACACCCCCAACTTGTGTCGGGTTTGACACAGAGGCCGGGGAAGGGGGCGGCGAGTTTAAGAATGGCAGCGGAGCATTTTGGCTTGGCGTTGGGTTGGCACCTTGTTGCAAATTGTCACGCCATCCCGGCACCGCAGATTGGGGTGGTGATGCAGGTGGAACAGAAGAATTTCCTTGGAGTTGAGCGTTGCCCAATTCACCCGCTGCTGGGTCAAGTGTTGGCAATGACGAAAACGGGCTGCCCGTACCACCAGCCGACGACGGTGCCGTAGCGGCCGAAGCCGCACTGGCCGCGTTAGAGCCACTGGCTTGTATAGGGTTGCCCAACGACATCCTATTTCTGCCCCATCAAAGCCCGGATCATCATTGCCACGTTCGGGTTCCCGGCTAACGGATTGCTGCCATTCTGTTGTGGCTGACTGAGATTGACACCGCCGCCCGTTGTCCCGGCCCCAAGGCGCCCCTGCCAATTGGGCAAGCGCCCGGTAAGCTGGTTGAATTGCTGGTTCGCGGGTGGGGTACCTGCGCTTGGGCTAAGGATCATGACGCCGCTCGCTGTTCAAACTGGCACAATTGCTCCACACGCTCACGGAACATAACGAACCGCACGCCCGTGTTACGCCGAATATCTTTATGCCCGTAAAAGCAGCGCTGGTGTCCTTCGAGGACAAAACCAAGCTTCTGCAACGCCCGCATGAGCCTGCGGCTTCGCTGGCTCACCGTCACTGTAACACGGCTCACGTTGAATGTTGAGACTAAAATTCGCGCCAAGCATTTGATGATCCCTGGCGTCAAGGTTCCTGTGCCGTAGTAGCTGAGTTCCACATTAAAACCGTTCCAGCATTGGAACAAGACACCACCGGTCAATTGGTCATCGGTCATGATCCCAATGGCTTGATCGTATTTCATGCGTGGCGTCACATGCTTCGTGAACAGGTATTCGGCCACCTGACCGTCACAATGAAGAAGCAAACCCGTTTTCATTTAGATAGCCCCGCCTGTTTCAAGAATTGAATTGAAAGCATTGACCTGAAGCGTAATTGCCACGCCATTTGGTGTTCCATCGAAAGTGGCCGTGTCAAATACGGCCGAATCAAACAATGACACCCCTGAGGAAGGGGACACCGGCAACGTGGTATGTATTCGTGCCGCAAAGGCATGCCCTATGGCCTCCACGGTCAGCCATTGAGTGTAGTTCGTTGTGTTTGAGGGCCACAGGGACACATCCCAAATAGCCGAATCCCAAAGCACACCCGTGGCATTGATGGACAAAGGCTGCGTGGCAGAAGATGTGCCAAAGTCAACATCAACCTCCAGCGCTGGCGTAATGGTGCCGTTGACGGTCAGCAGTGGCTGGATCATCGTCATACGCTTGACCTTCCCCGGCTCCTCAAACCAGTTGAAGGCACATTGCATATCTATGGTCACACCAACGCCACTATCCGAATAACCCGAATAACCCCTGATGACGAAGCCGTTGTTGTCACCCCAGTAAAGATTATCACCAAATATCTCAAAACAGTTGGCGTTCCATCCAGTAAAATGTGACCACGCGCCGGTCAATGTGTTCATGACAAATTGATCTTGGGCTTCGTTCTCAGCAAGCGGCACGTTTAGGATCAGCAATTGCTGAAGCGGGAAGGCCATCAATTGCCACCCGAAGAACGTGTTGCCTACCTGGGCAGCCTGAGCCATGGCATTTTGGATGCGTGCAGTGATTGCCACTGAGCGGTCGGCTGAAGGATCAAACGGCAGCGCCTGCGAAATTGGAAGAACACCCTGCTGCGTAATCAATGCAATATCTGAACCAATGCTGTAGGCGCAGCGCAGCCCCATGGGCGGCGCTAGGTTGAACACGCCAATCAGTGCCCACACACTTGAGTTCGTCGGATCAGTACCGGCGTATAGGGCAATTTGTCCACGGGAACTGACGAACGCCACGTAATCCTGCGGGCCATTGCCACCGTCAATGGTCCAATCCGTGACTGCAACAAGGTACCCACCCTTATTGAACAACGGGCCAAAATCCTGAGTACCCGCAAGAGCACCTTGAATTGCTTGCGTAGCCAAAAAGCTGACAAGAGTAGAGTTCTTCCACACCAGCCAAATGCGCTGCTTCGCCGCATAAATGTTGATGGCTTGAGCGGTGGTGGTTATGCCTGAAGGGAACCCGGTAATGACAGGAACGCTCCACGCTGAGCCGTTCCATGACCGCATTTGATCCACGCCATTCACGCAAAGCAGCACTGTATTCGCGCCCGCTGGCGTGAAATTGGTGTATTGCCAACGGCCGGACCCCAACCCGGTCACAACTGGGGTAGATAGCCCATAAGACGATACGTCAGAAATGGTAGTGCCGGCAGCAGCAAACATGGTTTCGCCGGTTGGCTGGCGGTACACCATGATGGTTTCAACCGGCGCCGTGGTGCTGGGGCGGCTCCACGGGTAGGAACCTTGCCGCACCTCTACATAGCCGGGGCGTGCCACCCAATTGACAAGAATGGGGGCGCGCTTGGGGTCCATCTCAGCCAATGGCGAAATGGCATCCCATCCATCCGTGGGTGCGGGTATGATCTTCGTTTCCACGTCAGGAGCAAGGAACGGGACCTTCGATATCGTTTTGGTCTTCCTCATTCGCCACCGAACAGGGCTTTCACGCCTTCGGGGGGCACACCAAGCTTCGCAGCGTGTTCGCGGCTGTGCTTGAGTGAGTGCTTCTTGTCACCAGCCTTGAGAATAGGTTCGTGAATGGCAGCGTCCTGCTTCTTGCCATTTTCCTCGTAATAGAGCTCGTTACGGTCTGACATAAGCGTTGAACCTGTCCATACTGGTGGGGTCCTTCAGATTCAGCTTACCATTCCATGAAGAATTCAGCAAAAGGTTCTTCCCAACCGTTTGCCCACCAGGGGCCATTGCCTTGATGTCTGAAATCGTCCACAACGCCTTTGGGTCACCACTATTGATTAGTGTTTGTACATGCTGACCTAATTCAGGATCAAGGCCACCCCTCAACATCCCACCAAGACGACCATTCATAAAGCGTTGCAGGGCCGGCATATCCCTTTCCTGAGGAAGAAAGCCATACTTGGCCCAGGCGTACCCACCCACGTCAATGTTGGCAAACAAGTCGGCCGATTTCAGCCCCAATTTGTTGTAAGTATCGATTTGATTACCAAGCAACTGTTTGGCAAGCCCGCTTCCCTGATCTGACTTCTCATAGAATTTCAAATAGCCATGGTGCGCTTGCCCGGTATCCATGTTTATTTCACGGGCAATCTGGCCTATTTGATCGCCATTCTTATTGACTAACCCACCTTCAAATTCCAGCGAATTTGGGTCATAGAAACCTTTTCTGAATGTCATATAATCGGGGCTGTGCATCCCAGCAAAATACTGATTGGCAAATGTTTCTTCGTCCATGTGTGGGGCAATGTGTTTGTCAAATAGGGCATTGGCCGCGTTGCTGCCCCTAAGGAACCCAGCCGGGCGCGTGATAACAGATGGGGCACTTATCTCTGGTTGTGGGGCCTGCGGATTGTGCCCGGCAACGTCAAAAATGGATGCGCCTGGGTTCTGCTGCAATGCACGAATGATGTCGTCGTCATTCAACTTTGGTGGCGGGGCACCCCGCTCATTGCTCATATTCCATCTGGCAAATTCGGCATCATTCATAACCCGGCCTATCGGCCCTGGGGCCTGTGCGGGTGCTGTACGTCCAATGTTTGGCTGTGGGGCAAGCGTCGGGGGTTGACGCGCAACAACATGCGACGGATCAAGTGCTTGCCGAATGTTTTGTACGGTCATAAACGAATTAGGATCGCCCGGTGGGTATAGATGTGGGAATAGATCACCCATTTCACGGCCGGGGCCGGGGCCGGGGCCGGGTGGGCTGGCAAGTACGTCATGGACCTGCTGCCTCACCGGGGGCAGTTGAGGCACAGGCCCCGTCGCAGGCTCAGGCGTGGCCCTGGGCGGCGTCCGTGGCAATGAAGCACCACCCCCACCCAACAGCAACGCATTGGCCGCGTCTATTTGCAGTATGGGGGGTGGCTTTGGGCCGGGGAAGCCATAGAGGTCATTACCTGCACCACTAAGTGCTTGAATAACTTCGGCAGGAGAAGGCATTGAAGAGCGCCCTCTCTAAACACCCTGATTAGGGCCTACTGGGCCAGGAAAGAAACCATCTTGCACGTTGGCGGGCGATACAAAAATTGGGTTCACCCTAGAAACAAGCGGAATGGTAGGCGCCGCACCGTCACGGGCAATCAACCGCTTCACATAATCGATCCAGCGGTTTTGCTGAGTGACGTAGCTGCCAAAACCCTTGGCCTCCCAGAACATCCATTTGATGCCCATGATGACTGCGTTTTCGTCCAGCAAACACGCATCGTCGTCATTGACAAAATACTGCGCGAAGGCGGCACCATCCGCCACGTTGCCGTGCACGGCCACTGCCGCGATGCTCAAATACTCAAACACAAGCTGCAATGGAGACACAATCTCAGAAGGAGCCGGCCATATTCTGAACGTGCTAGGGTACGGGCCAATCTTGCGGAAATGCCTACGCGGCCCGGTGGCCACAATGCCTGAGCGGTGCCATTGATCCAGTTGCGGGCTATCAGGCCCGATCAATTCCCACCGGTTGGTGCGGTCCCACATGGTCCTGTTGTTGAACCAATCAAAGTCAGGTGGCACCGGGTAGGTGTCACGCATGAACAGGATAGTCTGCCCGGTCATCAGGGCAGTATTTGTGTTCTCCATATTCAAAGTGACTTGGGTAGCCGAATCCACTGTTTGAATTCGTGCCGCCACCGGGAGGCCCGGCCCTGACACTTGCCAATAGTTGGGTGCAAATGCAGCCGTGGACGGAATATTCTGAATGACCGCCGATTGTGACGGCAGATCGCCCGTGGTACTGGTGGGCACTTGCACAATCAGGTCATATTCAAACTGAAGGGCCGTCCACCTGTTCATGCGCCTGAGTTCGTCAAGCACACGGTTGGCCAACGCCCCCATCTGCGCATCGGTATTGGTGGCGGCAGCCGTATAGGCGCTGGTGCCTACAGGCAGGCCAAGTTCCAGCTCGGCCTTTTGCACCATCTGCAAAATTGACAGCACTTAAGGACTCACTGGGGCACTTGGCTGATTGAGGAGCTGCATAAGCCGGCTCATGTCGGGCTGCTGAGCCATACCTTGCTGCTGTTGGGCAAGCCCCTGATTTGGCATCGGCCCACCAAGTGGGCTATTCATGCCCTGACCCGGTGGGGGCTGCATTTGATTAGGGGGCGGTGGAAGCGCCCCCATACCCCCTGGGCTCTTCATCAGATTTTGGATGGTCAGCAATTGCTGAGGGTTGGGGGGAGGGGGTGGGGCACCCGCACCACCCTGCTTTAGGAGCTGTTGGAGAACCATTGGGTCCATCGTGTGCCTCAATCGTTTAGACGCGCACGCTCACGCCTTGCCGGTTTGGCAGCAGCCTTTGGGGCTGCTTTCTTGGGTACCGGGCGCATGGCACGGCCGCTAGCGGCAATCTGTGCCTCTTGCGGGTCAAACTGCGCATGGGGCATGTGCGTGGGCCGCTCCATACCACCGGCCGCAGCAATATCCGCCTGCCGCAGCGTACCACCCTTGATCTGGTTCAGCAATTTGGTGACGGTGCTGTTGAGTTCGTTCACGTTGTGCTGAAGCTGAGCAATCTTCTGGTCACGTTCGTCCAGCTTCCTCTGAAACTCGGCGTGCTTGATGCCCTTCTCTGCCATCTTCAAGTATGACTGCGCCTGATTGACGTAGTTCTGGCAACCCATGCCAACATTCTCAATGGCGTTGCCGGAAAGATCGGCCAACTGCTCCACCGTGAAGATGTTACAGCCCTCAAGCAGGCCAACCACAGCCGGGTTGCCGGAAAAAAGGATGGAAACTGGCGTACCGGAAGGCCGCTGCTCCATATTCTGCTGAAACTGCGCCCATTGCACCGGGAACCGCCGCTGATCACCCTGCGTCGCCGGCCGGTCAACCACATTCAACCGTTCACCGGGGTTGCCAATCCGAACATACACAACATTATCGTAAATTGGGTGCCCCTGTTCCTGTGATTTTGCCGGATTGTGGCTTTTGTTCATATAAAAAATGGCATGCGTATTCTTGTCCTGGAAGTTGACGGTGCCAACCGTCTGCTCTGCGTTGTTCCAGTTGACCCCTTGCGGGCGGAAGGCCGGGCCATAATCTACATCACTCATAGTGCTTCTCCTCTACGCAGCTACGCGCTGCCGGTGCTGATTGGCCAACGCCTGCAAGGGCATGACCATGCGTTCTACAACTTCTTCCCAATCATACGGCTTCTTTTGAGTGAAAAGCCGCATGGTAGGATACCACGGCGTGTCGTCGCGGTCCATAAGCCAGCGCCAGCACGCATCGTAGCGGCTTAACAGCCACGTAGGCTTGCCCAAACCGCCTGCAACGTGCGCCACTGACGTATCCACACTGATCACAAGGTCAAGGCACTGGATCAAGGCTGCCGTGTCAAAGAAATCATATAGGTCACTGCCCCAATCGCCAATAGTCATGCCATCGGGGTGGAAGCGAAGCTGATCCCTGGGTGGCCCAAGCTGAAGGTTGACCCATGAGATACCCGATATGGCCGCCAGCGGTGCAAACTGCTCCAGCCGCATTGACCGGCGCGCGTCAATGGACGTGGCTATGGGGTCCTGGTCCCTATTCATGCCGGCCCAGCAAATGCCCACCAGCAAGCCCTGGGGCAGCGCTGTGAGCCTTTCACGCCACACTGAGGCCCGGTGAGGGTCGTGAGGCAGGTAGGGTACGTGGCCCGGCACCGTTTCAAGCGTGGTCTTCAGCACGCGGGGTACCGATAGCATGGCCGCGCACGCTTTAATTCCATAGGGGGGCTTCTCACCAAGCGTGACCACACCGTCCACGCCTTCAATTCCCTTCATCAAACGCGTCAAAGGATGCACCACCTCCAAAAATACCCTACCATGCCATTTGGCCTTGGCCAACTTGGCGTAACGGCAGAACTGAAGCACGTCACCCATGCCCTGCTCGCCGTAGATCAATAGAATATCGTCCGGGTGCTTGGCCTTTTCACCTTCCCAGTTAGGAAACGGGAAACCACGCGGCTTCATGGGCGCTTGGTTCCACCGGCACTCAAATTCTTGGAAGCCCTCCTCAAGCTGACCCAACATCAGCAACGCCATGGCTAGGCCGACGCGGGCATTATTGTAATCAGGCTTGATGCTGAGGGCCTTGCGGTAGGCTTCCAAAGCTTCCTTTGGCTTGCGCTGACGCATCAGCACATTGCCACGGTTGTTCGGGGGTTCTGGTATCTTGTTGTTGCGGTTGGCGGCACGCTTGAAATCGTCCAGTGCCTGTTCCCATTTCTCCAGTTCCATATAGGCCGCGCCACGGTCGTTGTAGTAACCGCCATCGTCGGGCACCAGCCCTATGGCCTGATTGTAATTCAGCACCGCGTCAAACGGGTGCCCCAGCTTCAAAAGGGTGGATGCACGGGAGGCCCACGCCGGGTGGAACTTTGGGTTTTCCAACAAAATGGCGTCAAACTGGGTCATGGCCAAAGGCAGGTTGCCTTTGATCTGGTTTTGGGTGGCTTTGGTAAAGAGATCAACAAAATCCATTGAACGCTCCTTGCAACATGGCACCAATAAGCTACCCGGTCAAAGGCGTTCTAAATTTACCGCCAGTTTCGATGTTGTAATCGTACCCATGGCTTTGAACTATCTTACCATCGATACCTGCTGTCGGGTGATAAATGCACCAACGGCCTTCGGCGTCAATAACCTTAATGGCCATCGGCATCTCGTCAGGAAATTCGCCACCATGCTCCAAAGTTTTAAAAGTTAATGTAGAGCCATCCATCCCTTCATCCTGAGGGCGCATTTCTTCTGTCATTCTCTTAAAACGATGAGAACTGACAAGAACAGGCTGCTCAGCGGCTGAGAACGCCAATCTGTTAATTGCTGCTTCAACAGGGTCACGTTGCGTTTCACTCATGAATAACTCCTCTGGTTGCATACAAAGAAAAACCCTGCCGGGGGTGTGGCCCGGCAGGGGTAGCATGTTTTAGTTGGTCAAGCCAATCGTGGGCCAATTGAGGATGGCCGTGTTGGGGCCTGCCGTGGAGCCGGTGGCCTGAGATATGACCATGCCGGTGATGTTGTACGTGGTACCGGAACCACCACCGGACGAGGACACCTGACCGGCAACGGTCGCGCTCGAGTGGAGCTGAGCATCCTTGGTGGTTGACGCCGCGCAACTCACGTTGGCAGCGTTGCCGGCACGTTGCAGCCAGAAGTACGAAGCGGTTTGGGTGCCGGAAGGAGCCGGGATACCCAAGGTGCCGCCAGGGCCACCAACCACACCGACAAAGTCTCCGGTGGGGGCAGTGGCAATGGTAGCGCCGCCAATTGGTGCAACGGACCAGGAGCCGGGCACTTCCGACACGATGCCCACCATGCCGGCCGACAGCGTTTGGCTGGCAGTGCAGTACACCCATGAGGAACCGTCCGTGCCCCAGGCAATTTCACCAGGGTAAAACGGCGGTGCGGGGTATTCGGGGGCCGACTTCGTGTCCAACAGGAATACGGAGTTGATGTCAACACCCGACTGCACCGTAGTTGAGTAGATCACAGGGTTGGCCATTATTGGCCTCCTCTACAAGGGTTGAAGTTCGTTGACGCTGCTTCCACTCTTCAGGCATTGGTTTGCCATGCGGTGGTTTACGCGGGTGGCGGGGCATTGGTTTGCCCCGCCTAGAATTGGAGCCAAGCCCATTTAACGCCTAGCTGGGCATGTGTTTCGGCTAGGGCTTGGCATTTTATTGGGGTTGATCTTGAGTGCCCACAAGCAATATCCCAATAAAAAGATCGAGTTATGCCGTCAGAATCGACATCCAGGCTTTGGCCTTGTACTGGACGAAACACGCACCCTTGTGGGTGGCAAGGCTCAGGCCAGTAGTACCAGCGACCGTATTGAGCGTATGCCCAACCGGCACGTAAACGATGCCTGTCGAACCCGACGAGTTAAAGACCCAGCACGGTGTGCCCTGATCGACATTCGGCAAAATGATGCCATCAGCACCAGTTGCCGTCATCTCGATCATCTTGGAATTGACCGTTGCTGCGTTGGCTTGGGTAGAACCAGCGGCAGCAACAAGCGACGGGGCATAGCCAAGCAGCCCGGCCAAGTTGTAGGGCATACTCGCGCCCATCAGATCAGTTTGCAAAGCCATCGGTTGTTACTCCTCTCGTTCGTTCCAATCGAAGACGATGTTACTCGTAGTAGCACCGCCGCAATTGGTTTCACGACGGGAACTGGGAGAGCCTAAGCTCTCAAAGCTTTTTCAATCGGCATCTTAGCCCGGTTGATCCTATTTTTCAAGGTGCTTAAGGGCAGCTTATACTCCAGCGCCCAAGCAGTCATGGATTGGGTTTTGCCAAAAGCCGTAAACAACTTATATCCAATTCGTGGGCCTGCTTTGCCTTTTTTGAGTGGCCCGGCAAACAAAGCCTTCTCAAGCGGCATGTTATACTTCAGAACACGTTGACGTATGGTTGAACGTGTGAGGCCAAGTTCTTCAGCCCATTCTACCAATGTAAGTGATTTACCAGCAAATGTGTATTTTGGGGCTCTGGATTTCACTTTACGCCTTTTGAGAAGTTTGCCATCGCCGGCATAACGGGAATAGCTTGGGGCAAATAGTTCGTCACCTATCATCCCGGCGTGAAAACGCCTTCTCAAAAGATCACGTGGCATTCCCTTTTCATCAGCCCAGTCAATCAAGAGCTTCTTCACTCCATTATGGGCTATGTAAAGATTATTCCTTAAGTTCCTTTGCTGCTGACCCGCCGTAGCCCACCGACAATTTGTTGGTTCATAATTACCATGTTTGTCAGGGAACCGATCAAGGCTGGTGCCTTCGGGGCGTTCACCCATATCATCAATGAAACGCTCAAAACTATTTTTCCAACGCCTACAAACAACAACTCCTTTACCACCATAACGGTGATAGTCGGGGGAATTCTTATTCGTACAGCGTTGCAACATGGATTCCCAAGATTTGAAGGTTCTGGTTCCAGTCATCCCATGCTTATAATAATTGGCAATCGCGCTGGGGTGACTATTGAGAAGTTTGTCCTTAAACTTCTTTATAAACCGATCCTCAGTTTCCCACATCTTGACGTGTGTACGACAAATCCTGAAAAGCACAATGTCGAAGTTTGCTTCACCGTATTTGTCCCAGCACTGCTGCAACTTCTTATGGATGCTCTTGCCGGCACGCAAATATACCAAGTGACGCCGTGTTCTGTTTTCCCAGTTTATTCCCGAACCAACATAAATCTCACCCGTAACTAAACAACGAATACCATACACACCTGCTTGCATTTGAAGGCCCCTGCCGGTTGATTGGGCTAAGAACTTAACCCATTTCACCGGCAGGGTCAACTTTTCATTACGCTGTCAACACACCCTGGAGAACAGTTTTGTTATCGTTTTGGCTCTTTATCCAAAACTTCTGCATGTTGCCATGCAGCTCGGACTATATCATCACCATTTGCGGTGCCGGGGGCTCGTGGCTGGGTTATTCTTTCGTCACCAGCTAGTCTCTAGACCTTCCGCAGCCCTGGGCTTCACCCTACGTCTGCGGCTTGGTACGGGATTGTCTCATTTAAGAGGTTTTCCCCGTTTCACCCGGTTTTCCTCAGTTTAGTGGTAGGTCTGAGGGCGCGTCTCATTACACGCATTGGACAGGGTCATATTTCCAGCCCAACCAATTAATCTTACCATGGCGTCTTGATTTATCGAGAAGCGGTCTGGATCAAGAGGAACCATGTTACGCCTCGCATGGGGTCTCCAATGTAGATATTTGGTATTGAGCATGTAGCCGGTGGTCGAAGGAGCACCGCCTACTGCACTTGTTGAAGATGACACCTGGGGTGGCAGCGGATCGCTGCTGAAGCCCTGGAAGCCACCATCCAGCACAACGTCGCTGTTCAGGTACTTGAGAACCTGAAAGCCAGCCTCAGCCATGTCACCCGGCACTGCCTCAGGGCCAATCCGCTGAATGGATTGGAGGGCCTGGAGGTAGTACCTGTACATCACGTTATCCATGATGATCAGGTCAGGGTAGTCACGGCCACGGACGAGCTGCACCCACAGCGCGTTCATTTGGCTGATGATGTTTGCCGCACCCAGCGTGACGCCGCCGTTGGTGTTGGCGGACCACGCCTGATTGCGCCAGAACGTCCACTGTGCACGGTCAATACCTCCAACTGTACCGGAGGTTGGTGTGCTGGCCACCAAGAGCTGGAGGCCACCCACCGAGTTGGTCACCGTGCCGTCTCCGTAAACTCCCTGGCTCAATCCGTTCATGAACGTATCTTCCAGATATGTTAGCGTCCCTTTGTGAGGGACGCCGGGGATTTTAACATCCCCCTGCATATTCCTATGCAGCTCGGAGCACATCTTCCCTTCCGGGGTTGGCTCATGCTCTCTACGCGCGCCCAGAGCAAACTTGCTCTTGCTTGGTTCGGGATTGTCCTTCCGCGTTCCATTGGAACCGGGCATCGGATGTTCCCCGACTTCGCCAACATTCTGACTACGGCCTTTTAACTCCGTAGCAGGCCCAGCGCTTTATGCGCAAGCGTTCATGATGCGGGATTCGAGAAGGTCAATGATGGCCTCCTCACCAGAGTTTTGTAACTCCTCAAGGCCGGAGATGGATACCGCGACAGCCGCTTGGCGGATTGGGTACTCCGCCGCAGAGAACACTTGGGAAGGCGCGATATTAAGCGTCTGGTACCCAGAATCGATATGTTATTTGTCGACCTGTTTATGATCGGCTTCTGCATGTCACCATGCAGTCCAGACTATCTCTTCCCTTTCGGGTTGGGCGCTCGTGGACCCGTTACTGCTTTCGCTCGGGGTCTAGTCGTTACACCTTCTGCACCCCTCCTATTCCTAAAAATAGTACGTGTGCAGCTTGGCTCGGTATTTACTCCACCACCTACCAGCGGTACTGTGGAGTGGTTCACCGACTTCACCCAAATTTCACTAGGAAGCCAATGCCAGCAAACCTGAGTACACCATCGATCCGGCCTTGGAGAAAGACTGGATTTGAGTTCCCATGCACAATCTGCGGTAAGATTGTTTACCGCAGGGCATCACAAATAGCCCGTGGTATAGTCAAAACCTGCGGTGCTCCTGAATGCAAAAGCGCTTCAATGAGCGGTGATAAGAACCCTTTTTGGGGTAAATCACACCCACCAGAAGTACGCGACCGGATCAAGACTGGCCGCGCTCTTGCAGTAAAACACAAACGCAAATCAGGACCGCCTAAAACCAACAAAGTCAGAATAGAACGTAAGAAAGCTGTCCGACTTCGTTGGTTTTCAAACCGGGATGTGATGCTGGCCGGTCTTAAGCCATCAGAAAAGGACAAAACCCGTGAGCAAAAGCGCTACAGATATTGCTTCACTCGATGGCAACGTGAGAACTGGACCGGTGACAAGTGTGCTTGGTGTGGCACTACGGATGATCTTGTACTTGACCACATCCTTCCAGTTGTATGTGGGGGCAAAAACAAACGTACAAACGCACAAACACTTTGCCGACCGTGCAACTTATGGAAGATGGTCTACGTTGACCGCCCGCTGTATCTTGCTGGTTTAGGCCTCGAAGGAGGCTAGGGGTTTAACCCCACCACTGATATGTCTGATTATCGGCATAATTCAATTCCTGAACTATGGTCCGACCACCAGAAAACGTCTTCAGGTTCCTATGTTAGCCGCAGTGGCTCTTTATCCACTGCCTCAATGGCTTCACTTCACCATTGTTCGGACTATCTCTTCACCTTTCGGCGCTCCGCGCTCGTGGGTAGGTAGCTTTCACCCCCACCTAGTCTCTACACCTTCCATGCCCCTGAGCCTTGTTGGGCCTACGTGCATGGCTTGGCTCGGTATTAGCATCTCAGCCTTCACCGAATTCACGGAGTTACGTGGCAACCTAGATACAACTTTTACCACGCCTTGTGAGCCTCAGCAACGCTGCGTTGTTTCGGCTCATGTTATCAGCGAGTTCCCCGGTACGATTTCGGAGAGTCGTAGTTACGATCTCCGATAAGTTTGGGAAGGCCATTTTCTTTTACCTTTCATGGTTCCCAACCGGTTGATGTTTATGCGCGCTGCCCTACGGCGTGGTTCGCGGTGCGCCCTGTCCTTGGCCCGCTAATGACGCCTGTCTGACTCTTACGCCCGCACGGTTTGTTACGCTTGCGGCTGACTGCCCTGTGAGGCACCCCTGACCGCTATGGGGTTTGTTTGTTGAAGCTTTTAGCCCAGCTTCAAGGGCTGACCGTACCTTGTGGGGCACGGCTTGCTTTTTATCTTTTCACTTGTCAAACAGCGAACGCTTACAAAATTGAATTATACACGCCCCGCCCGCTCAGCGACTTCGCGCTGCGCATCTTCAAGGGATTCACGCACGGACTTGCCACGCTTCTGGTTCTTGGGCGCAGCGCCATTGGGCGCACCCGGTGCGCTGATGGGGATGCTACCTGACGCCTTGCGCGCAGCTTCCAGCTTCGTTCGTTGTGCGTCCTTTTCGGCCTGTGCCGCAGCAGCCTTGGTGGCCGCTTCGGCGTCAACCATGGCCTTCTGGGCTTTGGCGCGCACGGCCGGGTCGGCATACACCGCCATATCGTAAGCTTTGTCCAAATCAGCATTGCCATTGGGCAACGGTGGCACCACGGCCGGTTCGCCGTTTGGCCCAGGTGACAGGAACTTCGCCATGAGGCCGCGCACTTCACCGTAAAATGGCTTGTCCTTGGACCACATGCCCAGCATTTCTTCGGTCTTCTGCATCGATTGCTGCTGGACCGTGGTGGCAAGCTGGTTGATGCCTTGACCCACCGGGGCAATGATCGAATCGATGTATGCCTTGACGGCAGGATCAAGCTGACCGTTCGGTTGACCCTGCGGGGCACCCTGTTGCTGCTGTTGAGCCTGCGGGTTCTGCACCATGTGGGCCAACAGCTTGACCGGGTCGATGCCGTAGCTCTGCGCCAGCGCGGCGAACACACCCTCGGGGGCTTTGCCAGCTTTCAAGCCCGCTGCTTCGCGGGTCAGTGCATCCATCCAGCCAAAGAGCTGCTTGACGGCAGCGGCAGGGGTGATCTTGTGATGCTGGATGGCCCCCAAGTAGGGCTGGATGGCACCATCAAGTTCGGCGTAGCCCTTCTTCAACTGCTCAACACCGGCCGCCATGTCGGTTTCGCGCTTGGCAACGGCAGCCTGTACGGCCGGGGGCACCTTGGCCCACTCAGCCTTGGCCTCTTTGGGCCAACCCTCAGGGGCAGCTATTTGCTGTTGTTCCTGCGGCTTCGGCTCTTGGCCTTCCTGCTCCCCCGCTTCAGGGTCCGGCGCTAGCCCTTCCTGACGGGCGCGGCTTTGCTGCTGACCTTTCTTGGGTTCGGGCTGAGCCTTGCGAGCTTTATTGGCAGCGCCCTCAAGCTGCTTGCGAAGCTTGCTGCGTCCACTACCTGGTCCTTCCGGCTGCTGTTCCTGCGGTTCCGGCTCCGCGCCCTCAACTTCGCCACCCGTGTCGGCTGGCGGCGGGGCAGCCCCACCCGGCTCGGCGCCGGTATCAGCGCCCGCACCGGCACCTGTCTCGGGGGCATAGCAAGGAAGGGGACCGAATGTTCGCACCAACATCACCGTAACTCCGTGGTTTTAAGCTTCGCAGCCAAAGACATGTCTAATTGTCTTCTTGAACGGCGTCAATCGCTATTTGTTCCTGGCTTCGTACAACGCTTGCCTGATCTGTTCGCGGCGTTGCCCACGATCCATTGGGATCATTTTACGGGGACGTGGCAGGGCCTGTGCATCGTTGCCATATTCGATACAGCCAGATGCTTTGGTGTCTTTGCGGAATTCCGATTTCGACGTGTGATAGCGCTTCGTAGCCATGTGCAGCGTTGGCTCCATAATATCTGAGATCACGCCGGGCGCGCTCTGACTGAAATGCAAGGACTTGGCACGGCGCTTGTCAACAACTTTACCATTACGATACACATAAACCGGCATTGTCTGCTCCTCAACTTGTTCAAGCCATGATCTTAGCGTTGGTCTAGGGCGCTTACGCTTGCGCCCGCGCCTGATCCTCAATCTCATACTAGGCTGCCGGGTTTGCAGCCGGTTTTGGCACTTCGGGGGGCTGCATGGCTTCCTTGTGGAGCTGCGCAGCCTCAAACTGCATACGCATCTGCTCCATCTGCACTTCCATTTGACGCATCAGCACTTCAAGTTCCTTGACTTTGATGTCTGCGGCCGAATTCTGTTGTTCGGTTTGGCTTTCCATCTCTTGTTTTTGTATTTCAGCGCCTGCCTGCTGCTGCTCGGCCTGCGATTTGAGATTTGTTGATTGGATCTCCGCGTGAGCCTTGACTGTATCGGCCTGAGCGCGGATTTTGCCAACCTCAACGGCAGATTGAGCCTTGTCGGCCGCCGCCTTGGCCTTGATCTGCTCTGGGTTGGGCTGGTTGGCCTGATTTTGCTGTATCTGCTTGGCCTTGACCACCAGTTCGTCAACAAGTTTCTCAATCGAACCCTCAAGTGAGCGCCCGACCCGGTAGGCACGTGAGGCAAACTGCAACATCTCACCCAGAAGCGGGATGGCCTCAGGCACCTGGGCACCCAAAGCAGCCGCTTCGCCAATGTACTTGGTGACGGCCTGCACGAATTCGGTTCTATCCTGCCGATCTTGTGCCTGATCGGGGAAGATAGTGCTGTCAACTTCAATATCTACCCTGAAACCACGCAGCCGCTCGTCACGCAACAGTCCAATGGCCTTGGCGATCTTCTGCAACGCCTGCATCTTGGCCACCATTTCGGGCGGCATAGGCGGTTGCGGGGGTAAAATGGTGCCATTGAGCGCCGGGGGCGGCGGTGTTGGTGCCTGACCGGGCATGCCGGGCTGCGGCGGCCCCCTGAATGGCACTACGTTTGAGGGTGATGGGGGTGCGCCCGGCTGGCCACCGGCCATAGGCGGCTGATTTTGGCCCGGTGGCGGGGCAGGCAGACCCAAAGGTGAGGGTGGGGCACCCGGCATAGGGGGTTGACCACCTGTCGGGGGTGCCATTTGGCCCCCTCCCTGACCCCCAGGCGGTGCCAAAGCGCTGAGGGTGGGCATATCGTCAGCCCCAAGCCCTTCGTCGTAAAGCGCGCCTGAAGCTTCAATCAATGACTGCGGCGAAAAGTGCTGGCACATGATATCGGCCATGATCCTGACCGTGTCGCGTGCCAACCGGGCCACTTCGTTTTGGCGGTTGGTCAAGCGGGTGCCGGTAGAATTGGATTTCAGCCGCACACCACCCAATGTTTCGCGGGCATCGCTGGTGCCACGCATGATGTCGTTGATGCCGGTCAGCCGATCCATGTCCTCAAGCAGCTTGGCTTTGACCATCACAAGTTCGTTGATCAATCCAATGATATCCTTGAGTGGCAGGAAGCTGATATTTCCGGCAACGCCGCCTTCTTCGGCAAACGCCGCCCAATCGTCCACCGGTATGAGTTCGTTCTCTACTGATTCCTGGAACATCCGCTGGATGTCCTTGGCGGCGGCATTGTACACACCCGTGATCTTGGCAGCCTTCACCAGCATGGCAATGCGCTGGGTCAGGTCATCAATTTGAATTGCCTGATCCTCATACTGAATATAATCCGGTACCGGGATCAGCGTATTGGTGGTGGGGTTGGCAAAAATGGGCCGTGGCGTGGGGAAGAACTTCTCAAGGTTCAGCGGGTCGTCCTTGCGGTCACACAGATAGTTATAACCCATGGCCACCCAGTACACCGTTTGGTCGTCACGGTTCCAAATTTCAAAGATTTCACCCTTGTCCTGATCGGCCGCCTGCAACGTGGTGTTCTGCGTCTTGTCGCCACGGTGATCCTTTTGCAGTGCAATGGCCTTGCCAATTTTCTTGCCAAAACGGCGGATCATTTGATCACGTGACAGGTACACACGCTTGCCTACTGCCGTCACTTCCTTCCAAATGCGGGCACGCACCGGGAACGTGAAGAAGTCATTCCATGGCACATAGTCAACCGGGGTGGATTCCCGCACCACCCGATCGTCGGTTTCCTCAAGCTTGGTGGTTTCGGGGTCCTGATCTTCACCCTCGTCGGGTTCCTCATTGCCTTCGGCCAAATGGGTGCGCTTGCGCCCCTTGGGGGTGAGGCTGTCATTGCTGCCGTCGTCCTCAGGGTAATCGCGGTCTGATTTGTCAGGCAGATGACCCTGAGAGTCACGCATGTCGGTCTGAGTTTCGACCGGCAGTGAAACGCCTTCGGCAATCTGCGGCTCATAGCGCACCCACACCACGCCCTGACCGGGCAGCAGGTAGTCATCAACCGCTTGGCCCAAGGATTCATAGTAACCACAAATTTCGACTTCGTTGCGCAAGGCGCGCTCAAGAATAGTTGCGGCACCGCGCGCCACCGGGTCCTTGTCGTTGAAACGCCTATCAGCAATGGGCAACGGCTCACGGCCCAGGAGGGCAGGCTTCAAAATTTGCACGTTTGACCACAACGAACCGTAGCGCCGTGATCCATCCTCACCTGTCATGCGGATGCGGTCATCACGGTAGCGCTTTTGGATGGCTTCGCCACGCTTCAGATGGCGTTTGACTTCGGTGTTATCCAACACCGTTTGAATTTGATCCAGCCAGTATTTGGCTAGACGGCGGCTTTCATCACCACCATCGGGACCTGCCAGTTCGTCGAGTTCAATGGCCATTGAGATACCAATCCTTCAATGCCCTTGCGTCAGACAGTGCATTGTGTGGAGTTACTGGCACTGGGGCACCTTTAGGTGTCTTCAGGACACGCATCGTGCAAGCAAAATCAAGGCTTGATCCATAATCGCGTCCAGCAAGCAAACTAAAAAAGTGTTCTGCGTCAGCGTGCCAATCACAATAGATCTCTGGATCGGTAAATTGTGTGATGAAGATGTGAAACATCATCCTAAAAACATCCGGGTTTAAGGGCACCCTATCAAGAACTGGAAGCACGTGTTCCTTAACCCACGGGTGTGGGTTGGCCGGCAGGTCACACACTTCATACCAAAAATCTCCCGTCTCAGGCACAACTGCCATGGAAATCAATTCACCACCAAATCCATTAAATTCAGTATCCAAAAACAGACGCATCTTACCCTCAATGAAGTCGTATGATGCCCACCGGGCGCTTGCGTTCGTTTGCTTCGAACATGTCCGTCAGCGTCACCGTACAATCAGCCGGGTTGGTTGAGAACACCTTGGGCTTCTCAGCCTCAGGATCAACCACACGGCCAGCAACCATTCTGTCCAACACCTGACCAATGAGGCCCAAGGCGTCAACCATATCATCGTTTTTGCCCGCTGGGAAGGTCATCAATTCCCGCTTGAACTCTGAGAACCACTTCTCATGAAACGGGCAATAAAGCCCATCCATGGCCATCCTGCCCCGAATTGACTGCGCACGAATAGACTTATCCCCCTTGGTCGGAAACTGCTTACGAGCAATATAAAGACGGCGCTCACGCAGGCGTTTAACAAGAAACGGCCCCACGCCACTTTTGATTTGCCCTGCTTCTTCAGCCCAGCCAAGTGGTTTCCACTTTTGAATAAGGTCACACAGCGCTTCCACCCATTTATCAGAAGCCGCCTGCTGGCGCCAGAGGTCTAGCAGGAATACCCTGCTAGCATGATCCACCCCCACCACAATATGCACGGTGTAATCGTTCTTGCCCTCACTGACCGCATAATCGCTTGCCCCATAGATGTGCAAGCTTTCGCGTGACGGCATTTTGCCGCCCGGCCACGGCTTCAGCCAATCACCTTGGAAGAAATCACCGGTATCCGGGGCCGGGCGCTGCTGATACAAGGCGGACCAGGTACGGGGCTGGCGCTTGAAGGTCTCAAAATGATCCTCAGGAAAGTGCTCGGGCCAAAGGCGCTCACCAATTTGGCGCCCTAGAGGGTCGTCGGCCTTTTCGGCCTCAGCCGGCAAGCACACCACATACCAATCGTTGCCATCACGGCACTTTATCCAACCTGATTCCTGATTGTAATCTTCAGGAAGGATACGACCCACAGGATCGTCCTCATTCCAGTGGGTCATAATACCAACTTCGAACGCATTGGGCTTTTTACGAGTCAGGAGGTCATCAGTATAGGCATCCCAAATCTTACCCCTGACCAATTCTGAATCCGCCTGTTCACGTCCCTTGATCAAATCGTCCCAAACAATGCCATCGGCACGGTTACCGGTGATGCCGGTCAAAATACCGGCAGCCATCCACTCACTTCCGTTAGTAAGCATCCATTCGTCAACCGCTGATGATTCTTCAGACAACGAACAATCAAAAATTCGCCTGTAATTTGGCTGTTGCACAATAGTACGAGCGCGGCGACCAAATTTCTTGGGCAAATCGCTGCCATAACTAGCCAGAATAACAGACCGTTTTGGGAATCGACCCAGAAAATGAGTGGGAAACACCACACTCGAGTACGTGCTTTTTGCTGACCCAGGTGGCCAGAGGCCAAGAAGCCGTTTTATCTGCCCATCTTCAACCTTTTGCAGGCAGTCAATCCAAAGCAGGTGGTGGGCACCAAATTTTTGTACTAATGGAACGAACTTCTCACGTTCATTGTCATCATCAATGGACTGGTTCGTCGGGACTGTGGGGATTTCGATCGAGCTTGCGTAAGTTAGCAGGCTGTTTCTTGCCCTTAAGCGCTTGCTGCTCTCGTCCTGCAATACTTTCAACTCGTTTGAGAGCCTCCGCAATTCGCTGATTGAGTTCGGCCCCACTGACTTCGCTGATTTTGCCATTGGCATCAACATTCAGGTTGGTGTTCGTCTGATTGGGCTTGCCATAGGCACGGTTGAGGATCAAATCCGCCGCCTGCAACACCGCTGTGTCGGCCGCCGTAGGGTCATTGATGACGTTGAAGGCCCGCTGCATGGCGGCGCTGGCGAACCGCCGCGCCATATCCTGAATTTCACGGGCTTCGCGTGCCACCGTCTCACGCAGCACAACCCTGGGATGACGCGGGGGCTTGACTTTCATGTAACGTGACCTTCGTTTGGAGTAGATTGATATACCGTCCAACTCACCCTTAGCCGCTTTTTTGTTATGAATAGCCCAAGTCTTGCGTAATCCTTCCAACCGACGCGCATTGGCCTCAGGCGAGTAGTTTTCCGCTAGGCCAAATTGGCTGCCTTTCAATCTCTCTGACATGGCTTGATGCTGCGGATAAGCCGTCAGTGTGGTTCGCCTGTCAAGTCTGTTCGGGGCGGTCAATGCATCGCCTTCTTCATGCGCGCCAACAGCCTAGGATCATCGACGTAAGGCGTCAAGTCGAGGTCTTTTGGCACCTTGATCAGTTTTTCGTGTTCGTCGGCCTTGATGTAGGGCCGGTAGGCTTCCTGATAGGGTTTCCAAATAAGTCCAGCCTTCATGACCGCACGGCGCTCGTAGCCAGTGGCAGCCGCATGGGCATGGGCATACTTCCAGCCCAGGGCATCAATCACGGCCTTCTCAAACGATTCGTGATCAATCAAGAACTGACGAACGTTGTATTCTTTGGTTTTGCCATCGTGGTGGTACGAAAACATTTCAGGAAGGTGCCGGTCAATGTAAATGACCTTCCCGTCCTCGGAATAGCCAGCCAAATATGGCAGGTCGAAGTCGTCACAGAGCCGCTCATACCTGTGCAGCCGGCTCCTGATCTCAGGGTCCTTCTCAAGGCGCGTAACCAGCAACGTGCTCTGGCTGCCGGCCGCTTCCACATGTCTATGGCCTGTTGACACTAGGGGCCTTCATTCTGCTACCCACCCGGTGAGCGTTCGGTACGCCTGATAACCTGTAGTGACCCTTACGGGCGTGCGGTGGATGTCCGTATCCGTGGGCACCCTTAACGTGACCATGCTGAAAAGGCTTGGGCAACGTGCCTACACCGTGCATGACACCGGGCGTCTCAGGCACTGAGGGCGCCGCGTAATTGCCAACCCCAGGCCCAGGGATAGGATTTGTGCCGGCGATTTGGTTCGCCGGAACCGCTGGGGTCTGACTATAAAACCTCTTGGGCACTTATCTCTTTCCCAGCATGTGCGCCCCGGAATGTCCCGAGACGCGGTGAGCGCCCCGCCTGTGTGTACCGGTGAAACCGTGCGCACCGCTGGTGGCCGGCATTTTGAAGCTGTGTGCTGGCCCCATGCCGTGACCGATATGGTGTTCAGCAATGTCCTTGCTGCCCGCACCAATGGGTTTGCCGTGGGGCTGCTTCTCATGCCCCTCACCATCCTCATGTACCAAATGACTGCCACGCTTCTCACTTCCCACATTAGCTACGGGTTTCATTGAGTGTCCTTCCTTGCCATGGGCTTCACTGCCCCAATGCTCACGCTGCTCGCCAGCAAAGCTCTGGCCTGAATGCCCCTGTGGGCCGTCATGAATGCCGATTGACTTGCCGCCCGGCTGCTTGGCCTGCTTGCCGCCGTCGTATTTGCCATACGGGGGCTTGCCCTCACGCTTGAAACCTGGGTTCCCCGGAAAGTGCCCACTACGGTCGTAGTTCTTTTCCTTCTTGGGTTTTGACTGACCACTTTCGGACAGCGCAATAGCCTGCGCTTGTTTGGGGTTGGTCACCACTGGGCCTTTGGGCGATCCTGAATGAAGTTCCCCTTGTCCAAACTTGTGCATCTCAGTTTTGACAACCTTGCGCTTCTGCGCCTTGGTGCGCGTGGGGCCTACGGGCATCGCCTTGCTCCTGTTCCGCAACGTAGTTGTTGCTATTTCGCTTAAATTCGGGTTTGGTGAGTTGACCATTTCAATATCTCACAAGAACAAAGCCCTGCGTACCCGCACCGCCCGAGCCGGTGCCATCAACATTGCTCGGGCCACCGCCACCGCCACCGCCGCCGTAGCCAATAGTTGGTGCGGCGCCAGATGTAGGGGTTGAGTTGCCGCCCGCCCCTCCATTGCCCCAATAAGATGTGGCACCACCACCGCCGCCCGATGTACCTGTCCCGCCAGCGCCGGCAGCAAAACCACCAAGTGCAGCACCATTACCACCACTTGATGCCGCGCTGCCACCACCGCCACCGCCGCCGCCTGCACGAGCATAAAATCCTGGTGTAGTTGCACCGGCAGCACCGCCATTACCGGCCACAGCACCGCCAACACCACCTGCTGAGCCTCCACCGGCACCCCCAACTCCTCCAGTGGTACCCGTAGTCCCAACCCCAGGGAGACCACCCGTTAACGACGGAAATGAACTATTTGCCCCAGTAATTGTTGTGGCCCCACCCTGCACACCTGTCACGTTGTGTGCACCACCAGTACCCGCAATGCCAACCGTGATAGTAAGCGTGGCCCCAGCCGTGACGTTTAGCGGATAGCCGCCAGTGCATTGTGCTGAGCCACCGCCACCACCACCGGCATTCGCGCCGGTCGCGCCGCCACCACCGCCACCGCCACCGCCGCCACAACCATCAACGTAGATAACAGTCACACCACCCGGAACCACCCATGAGTTCGCACCGGTCGTGGTGAAAAGTTTGGAGGTTTGTGCGTAGGCAGGGAACCCGACTTCGGCGTAGGCAAAATTTGTCAGCAAAATCGAAGTGAGCAACAGCCCCGCAAGGAATGTGCTTATCTTTTTCATGTTACCAAATCCTGTACGCGAGCTTGTGCCCTGTTGTCGCACACATGACGTGCGGGATGCCGGGCTTATAAGCATCGGGGGATTTTACCCATCCACCATTGGCTGCAAGAACATCACCCGTGCTACTTGACGCCGCCGTACCCTCTGACACGTTGCACGACTCGGACGGGTCGGGATTTGAAATCTGGAAACCATTCGTCGGCGTCGCCAGTGTCTGATCGACACCGCCGGTCGCAATGGTGATCTGCGAATAGGTTCCGGCCTGACCAATGTTTACTGCTTGAGAAGTCGGGAAGCTATCACTCGACACCGTGACGCGCGGGATACCGGCACCACCTGTACCCGTTCCGGTCACAACATTCGCACCACCAAATTGGGTTACGTTGTCAACCCAAGGGGACGTGCCCTGATTGGCTGTGACAGTGCCACCACCACCGTTGGTGCTGGCACCACCACCAATTGTCGTGGCCGCAATGGTGACCGTAGCCGCCGCCGTGGCAACCGTGTTGCCGCGTGCTCTTGCGGCACAAAAGCCAACTGCCGAACCTTGGAATACACCGTTAGCCGTGATGGTTGACTGCCCGGTGGTTGAGTTAAGCGGATACACCTGAAGGGTGGACCACGTACCAGCACTGTCACAACTTTGCACTTCAGGAACGATGGTGCCCGACCAACTACCCGTTACCGTAAAGGTGAAAGTGCCATAAGCACCAAACAGGCTCAGCGGATCGGTAACCTTCGCACCAACCGATACTGTGCCGGTGCCGGGTGACGTGGGGATGGTACCAAAATTGACCTGTGAGCCAAGTGTAACTTGATTGCCCTGCGCAAACGCCCCACAAAGCGAAGCAAACAAGAAGAAGCCGGTAAGAAATGCCCTCAGCTTGCCCATTGCCCTGCTTCCTATTTTAGGAGTTCAACGCTCACCGGGCCTAGCCCGGCCAAATGCAACATATTGGCAACCGCCAATGTTACATCGAGAATTCTATGTTTCTTATATGGCCCCCTGTCGTTTATCCTTGCCACCACGTGATACCTGCCGTGTTTGACCAGCACCTTGGAGCCTAACGGCCACGTGCGGTGTGCCACCGTCAAGGCGCGATCATTCATGCGCTCACCTGAAGCCGTCCATTTGTTGTGGCGTTCATGGGACGTGTACACGCTGGCAATACCATTTTGCGCCCCAGCCGTGCCCGTGAGTGCTATCAACAGTGCAAGCGCGGCGGGGGTAGCGCGTCCCATCAGGGTGCCTTGTTGGCCGTTATTTTGATGTCTGTGGCGTATAGGCCCTTGGGGCCGGTTACTGCCGTGAAACTCACCTGGGCACCGTCATTGAGGGCCACAATGCCTGACTTACGAAGTTCCTTGACGTGGATGAAGACATCCTTCTCGGCTCCAACGTCAATGAAACCGTAGCCTTTCTCAGGGTCAAAAAACTTTATCTTGCCTGAGGACGGAAGCACAACAGCCCCGTTCGCCGGGGCAGTTCCAGTTTCGCTTGTCATCACAGAACCCACTTTGACGCCTGCCATTGAGAATGGACAAGCGCGATGACTAATTTATTGAATGGGTTCTGTCAAGGCTGAGGAGCCAGCCGATCAAGTATTGACGCCCTGCGGCCAGCTTCCAGCTCCTTGAGCTTCTGGCCTTTTTGAATATAGGGGTTGGCTTTCATCAGCCTGACCCGTTCGTCCAGCCGGTCACCGCTCAATACGACCGGGAAGTTGAAGCTGTCATGAAACATAAAATGTTTGGAATCAACGGAAGGACGTGTACACTCGAAAGCGAACTTCGACGCAAGCTGTTCGGGTGCCCATTTGAAACCGTGTTGCTCCAAGGTGGGACGGTAAACCCGGCACAGAAGTTCGTCCTCTTTGCCTTTGACCGGAAATACATCACGGTGCTTGACCAAAAAATCCATCAAGCGCTTTGATCGCAAGCCTGTACCGTTGCCTACGTTGTGGCCGTCATTGTACCACCAAGGTGCCCCAACATAATCGTATTCCAAATATTCTGGGTCCCACATTTCCGGGTTGGTTACCCAACCATCCCATTGGATGGTGAGCATGTGTTTTGACGGAATATATTCTGGCAATTTATACCAAAGAAATTCACAATAACCCTGCACTGTGTTCCATGGCTCAATATCAACTTGACGGCCACCATGCGGTCCCAAATACTTATCGGAAATAACAAGCAAGTCTTCCGGTTCAACTAATTCTAAAGTATCCCGCAAAGCCAGCTTGGCCAGTTCGGGGCAGGTGGCATCCATCATTACCAAAGTAACGCCCGGCAAATGCAACGCCATTTAGGTGCGGTGTTCCCCACACCACTCAGCGGGGCCTTTGTAAACCACGGTAGGGTAACGCCGACAAGCCCGATTGGTTGTGTTCAACCCCCGACCTGGGACCTCAAAATCGTGAGGGTCCTTGGTCTTCAAATCATAGTGCTTGCAGGTGAGACAGGTGGGTGAGTCTTCGGTTCGCTCGGCCATGGGTCCCTCCAAACTGTTCACAATGTATCACGATGCTGCCTACAGGCAACAGTAACCGGTTAATCGGCGGTTAGCGGTTCACGCGCAGTAGGTGGCTATGAACCACCAGAAAACTATGAAACCCAGAAACACGAATATGATTGTCGTCATCGGCGGTTAACGCCCGTTTGTTGGTTCAAGGATAAAACAGGCGATATGCCGGCCGGTCCCTTTGCCTTGGGATCCATCCTCGGTCGCCAGCCACCGCACGCCGCCGAGATTCCGAATCTCCGCACCTGCCTTGACCAACATCAGCACCCATTTATTGACCGGATAGACCAGCACGACGCGCTTGCCCTTAGCCTGCTCAGCTAGAGCCTTTCTGACCCATGCCGTGGGGCCTTTCTTGCGGCCCTGGTGCATGATGGATCCGAAGGGTGGATTGACATAGTTGGATTGGCCCCACTCACAGGTGAGGCCGTCAAAGCCGTCTGGCAGGGGATAGGGCGCTGGGTCGAAGTCAAAATCAAATTCGAGTTGGAGCTGCGCCATCAGCTCGGGTGGCGTGATCCAGTAATGCTTGCCGTCGTCGCCGTTGCCTACATGGAATTTGTTGTCGGCAGGCGCGAGTAAAGATTGGTGCGGTGCGCCAGACATTCGGGTGTTGTCGTCCTGCTTTAGCGTTCGTGTCGGCGGTTAGTCGTCGCGAAACGTCGTTTGAGAGCGGTCCATCACGTCGGCAATACGCTCAACTGCGGTCACAAAGCGGTCTAGCATGTCGATCATTTCCGCGTCCTTTTCCGCGAAGTCGAGCTTGCGTTTTACTCTCGCCGCCTTGCGGGCCTCGTATTGCTCTTTCGGCGTCATGGCGACATACGTCCTGTTAACCGGCTACAGCCGGCTTCTCACGTTGCTGTCAAAGCCCTTGACGGCGTTGAATTGATCCGTGTTGACCGTAATGGAGCAAGGCTCACCTTTCATAGCCTCAAGCACCGCCCAATCGTCCACCCGCTGCAACGGCGGCATGTCGGGGTCACCGCCGCCTTCCTCAGCCCGGTAGCGGTCAAAGAAATCAGCCGTATCCTCAACGCTTTTAACGTAAATAGGGTCCATGCCCAGTTCATTGGCGGCCTTGGCATAAGCCCTCAGCGCAGTCGGTGCAGCGGGGTCACGTGCCCCCAACACAAACTTCGGCCATTTGGGTATGGTGCCGTCACGGCGAACCACTAGGTACTTGTCGGTAAGCTGAGCCATTTTGTTTCCTTTTATAAACGCCCCATTCCGTCCTTACGCCGCTGGTCTTCGAGTGCTACAGCGTCGTTGTACCATTTCTCGAACCGTTGGAGGCGTTCAATCTCGACTATCGCGTCAGCGATATCAATTGCCGTTTGCTTGTCACTGGCAATGGTACGATCCGGGGGGTTATAGCCACGCAGCCTTTCCAAAATATCACTCATGAATGCTCTACCCTTTCAAGCTTCATCACATAGCCCAAAGCGTTGGCCCAATCAACGAAGGCGTTCAGGCTTGGTGACTGCACGCCACGCTCCCAGCGTCGTATGGTGTCAGGGTGATAGCCAAGCCGCTGACCCAAACGGCCAGTGTCAAGCCGTTTTGACCTGCGGGTGCCACGTAAAAGGTCAAGTGACTCGCGTACAATCACGGCCACTCCATGCGGGCTATCGCGGCTTCGGCACATGCCCGATCCAGTGATGATTTTATCACGTGTGCTTGCTCGGTGATAGTGAAAGCTGAGAACCACTTGCGGCAGTCAAACTCACGGCACGCCTTGGGCGCGCGGTCGTGAATTGAACAGCCCTCACCTTCCAAATACCAGCAATCACCATTTGGCTTGTGTGCCAACATGAATTCGGTGGGGCCATCGTTGCCCTTGCGGGTAGGCTCAACCACATAGGCTTGACGGTCTTCTGTCGGGTCAAGGATAATACGCTGGCTCTTGCAGCAAGCGACACATCCGTTGCAAGGAACATAAGTCATCAAATGCCCTTACCAGTAAGCTTGTCAAGGTTTCGAATTTGCACCGCCAGTATTGTTTCTATTTTCCCCAAAGTTCGGCTTATTGACCACAAAATACCAATCAAGATTACCCCTATGACAACCAGAATATATTCCATGTTCAGTGTGCCCTGTTGCCCAAACTATACGTCCCGTCGCCGTGCTGCTCCACCCACCTGAGCCAGCGCCAGTAGCCGTTGCGGCACTGCACCGGCCACCAAGCTATCTTGTACCAGCCAAACGGGTCGGTAACATGGCGAAGCTCAGCATCGTAACTCTGGCACTGGATAAAACCATCCTTCATTTTGTGGTAGGCGTAGTAGGGCACGAAGACCTTTCTGATCCTGGGCTGCATGCCCAACGCGCAGCAAGCACACCGGGTTTCCACAGAAATACCAAATAGAGTCATTTGTGGGCCTTCAGCTTCCAGTACAAATTAACCATATCGGTTTGGGTCATATGAATAGCCCTGTAGAGAGCCTTACGATCAATCCACGAAAGCAAAACTTCGCGCCCAGTGCCACTATTGGTGCTGTTATCAGAATTTATCTTAGCTTCGGTCAAAAGTTTTATTCCATAGTCCTCATTGGCGGTCCAAATGCCCAGTGAAGAGCCCCTATGAACCATGACGTGAGAACCTACCACCCAGTTATTGCGGTTCTCAAGCAATCGAAGTACTTCCTGACAAGTAGGCGAAGGCTGCCGGTTGAGCCATCGCAGCCATATCCTTTCCCAAATGCACCGCCACCAGTTCATACGGACACCACAACAACACCCCCAATGGCGCTGAACGCCAAGCAGCAGCCAACCGGGGTTATCTTGTTGGCAGGGACATAAAGACGTGGCAAGATATGCACAAACTCAGCGGCAGCAGGCAACAGTTCGGAACAGATCCAGCGTTCGGGGTTGCGCCAATCGCGCCCGGTCACAAACCCCCAAATTGCAGAACTATCGTAAGGCTTGCCCACCTGATTGCGCAGGTAGCCATAGAAGCCCTGTTCCTGTTCGTCAGAGCAAGGAACTTCCATGACCACCCGGCGCACAAAGGTAGAATAATCAGCGGGCCGGATTTGCACCCCACCTTCAGTGCCACCAATAGGCCGATGCCGCGCCCCCAATAGCCGCCCGTCGGGGAATACAGCGTCCACGTGGCTGAACTCGCCGGCCCCAAACCAAGCAATCAAGCCTGAGGCCATGTGAGCTTCGCGCACGAACTGAAGGGTGATGGGCATACCCTAACTATACGTCGCTTTCAGGCAGCCAAGCGCTCAAAAGTGATCTTGACCCTATCACCGGGTGAAAGTGAAGGCTTTTCGTCGCCCAAGTACAGAGCCTCGTGGCTATGTTCAAAATTGACATACCAGCCGCAGGACTTTCTGGCGAAGCTGGCCTTGCCGCCTTCAAAGCCAACGCCTATGACTTCCGTGCCCTCGTGCACGGCTTTGACAACGGCAAAGACCACGTAATTGATCTTGGGCATGGGCGTATCCCTTAGTTCGTAACCCCAATACAAGAACCCAAGAGCAATGTCCAGTCGAATTCAGGAACCTCAAAATGAAACCGGCTACCACCAAGGATTTCAAAGCCAGATTGCAGTGGCTGTACCCAGGACAGGAACTAAGCCACTGGTACTTGCTGTGCGATCCACAAACCGTGAGCCTGCCCACCTATATCAAGGGTAGGGCCAAACGCACGCTGTTGAGGAACAGCCATCACGGTTGCTGGCGTCAGGTGATTACACTGGGTGACAAGAACTTGGACGGCGCGAATACCCAATGGGCATTTGTGGACAACCCCGGCGTGCCAATCACGCTGGATGATTGTGAAGCCAAACGATAGCATTTTCAGAATCTATATTGGCTACTCAGACGTGATCCTGAGAAGTATGTTATCTAAAGATATGAAGGTCAAATTCGTGGTGCGCAATTCGTGGGGAGGAGGCACCGCATACAGGCAGGGGGAGGACCTCTTTCATCTCATCGGGCCGTGCTTCCTGGGCGGTGGTGTCGTGCCAGTGGGGTGTGTCTGGAGCCATGCGGGGCTCTGGAGGAGCGCGGGAGCTTCTCAGCTCCCGCTTCCTGCTCCTCAGTGGGTTAGCGGGGGGGGGGGGCTAGAGCTGCGCCAGAACGCCATCGCAGATCTTCTTACGGAGCTGGTGCGCGTCTATTGCGCGTTGACGCCACAACTCCATTTGGGATGATCCGGTTGTCCACAAGCTGTTCTCACAGCGGCGGTACTCAGACTCAGCAACGGCCAATGCTTGATTAAGTGTCGCCATTTCCTCGGGGGTTAGCCTTGTCATGATCCTGCTCCTTGTTCGTGCCCCTGCTGTGGGGCATTGCTTATTTCGATATCACGTTGCAGGCATAATCACAATGCACCTAGCTATGAAAGATAGCATGGCGGTATGCAAACAAACATGCCTTTTCTCGTTTCAACCCCATTGTGTTTTGCCTTCAAATAAATTACTATTGTTTTGTTGGTTGGGCACGGGCATATAGCCCTAAAGGCTCAAAATACTACCGCACTAGCCGCACTGAGCGGTTTGCAGGGTAGCCCAACGGGCCGCGCGGTGCGCCCACACAAAGTCACCGCACAAGCAAGGGTAAACTACAATGGCACAAGTGAAGCATATCAGCTACTACACCAACGTCACCGCGTCATGGTCAAAAGCTGACCTGGGCAAAATGCCCAGTGAGGCCAACCTGTCACTGGCGCACGTTTTTGGGCGGCCCGGCAAGCAAAGCATGGCCGTTGCAATGGCGTTGCGTGACGGCGGCGTGACCGGCAAGCAAATCAAGCTTGCCAGTGCGCTGTTTGACGGCAAGGCTACCCCGCAACTCAATCACATGCGTGACTTGATTGCGGCCAAGCTGTTCACCCGTGAGGCCGTCAGCGGCGCCTATGTGATAACCCTGGCACCCAAGGGTCAACAGTTTGTTGATCTGCACGGCGCCAAGGCGGCCGCCAAGGTGACCGGTGACAAACCGGCCGCCAAGGCCGCCAAGCCGCGCAAAGCCAAAAAGGTGAGCGTGGCGCCGGTCACTGAAACGCCTGTCAGTGAAGCCCCTACGGTCAGTGAAGGCCAACCGGCTGAATTGACCGCCTAGCCACCCTGCCCGGTTGCTGGCGCGCAAATGCGCCAGTGGCTGGGCATTTCACTTTTGAACGGGGCCGTCTTCGCGGCGGCCTCTTTTTCTTGTCCTTTTCCTTCTTCCTTCCCGCCCCAGCGCTTCTTCCAGAGCGCGACCGGAGGCTCGTCGACTCTAGACTGCGACCGGCTCATCTCAATCGTTCGCCCATCCGTGTCTTTTTGTCTTCTGGACAAATGTGTTCTTTGGTTGAAGCCTTCGAATCATCTCATCCAAGCGTTGTCGCTTAGGCTCATCGAGCTCATCCACGTGATCAGTCATCTTGGAGTAATAGTGTTTCTGCTTAATGCACTGAATCCTGTGCTTCGTGATCTTGTAGTCACCTGCAATTTCAGCGTAGTTCCGTTTGTCTAGATAGACTGCAAGCACAACAGCCATAGGAAGTTCTTTGTACACCCATCCTCGCGTAGACTTCCTATTGACGTTGTACTCAATGTGATTGTCTTGGCTCAGGATGCATTTGGTGTTGTCCCACGTGTATGGGCCTTTGTCTTCGTGACGTGCCATCACATATTGATCGCGACAACACCCACGTTTATTCATCCAGTCATCGCCAAGATGGTGCTTCCACCAAACAACCCATTCATCGTAGGTGAAATCAAATTTAATGCCACGCCGTAGCGCCGTGCTCTTCTGCTGTCTGAACGCGGTACGAAGCTTGGAACGCATCTAGAACCCCTACACTACATTAGGCTCATCCTCTACACCTCTAGACACCAACTGTCTAGGTTACCCTACGAGCGCAGCAATTACCCTCGCATTTAATCATGGTTTATTCGCTCAGCCTGTGGCATGGTGGTTTTGTTGTTAGCGGCACCTTGCCCCTGAAACCTGACACCCTACCTAGCAGGTGCTTCAGGCTCACAGGTACCGGCCACAACACCGCCCCGGCTCAGGTTTGTTGCGTGCCGGGGCGGTTACTACCCAAAGGTTTTGACCTGCCCCCGCAAGGCGCTAATGCGGCCGGGTGGTGACCGCCCTAGCAAAGGCTTTGCCTGGGATACGCCACCAAGCTCCCCGGCCTAGCCTAAAGGTGGTGACGCGGTTTGCCCCGTTAAGTACCCGCCCTAGTACCCCACAGGCAAATGTGGAGCAGGAAGACCGGTACTAGGTTAGGCGGGGGCCGATCAAAGCCTTATGGTGTGTATTATGGAACGGTAACGTACTGCTGACCGAAGCCAATGACCCTGCCAACCTGTTGAATTGGGGAAGCGGGAAGTACAGGCAAGAATACCCGTTCTTCTGGATTGAGAGGAGCTCACCTGCGTCGCATTCGCTTGCGGCGACGAGCGCCTTACGCAGGCGTACCAACAAAATCGTCCAGAGTCAAGTCGGAGTCCAGAAGATTTAATAGCTGAAGATCACCCACAGAAGCAGGAACAGGACGATCAGCAATGTTAGCATTACACGGCTAGTCGAGTTCATCTATGTTATTACTCTTGTCACACGTCTTAGATCACTGCCAATGCTAAGAACCTCAATGTGCTGCGCTCTGGACGCATTTATAAATAGGTTCGTCCACTCACGCTGGCATACCGGGCAATACGCTTTCCCATTCAGGATCGGTGCTCTGCTCCTAGGAGCCCAAACAAAGCCATCCGCATGCCACCGCCTAATCAACATTGTTTGACTATGTATATTGCAAAACCAGCTTCTCATCCTGTATTCCTAAGATCGCCGAATACCTAGAATACTCTTTTTCAACTGTTGAAAGATTGACGCTTTAGGCTTGTCTATATCAAAAGGTGCCTGCTTTGGCTTCTCATACCCCACAAACTGATCGTGCCTGATAAATACCTTCCCGTCACGCATCTTCATAATACCCCGTGCCTTGCCTTCTATCACCTGAAACAGTGTGAATTGGGCGTCCGTTCTGTACCAGTACCCATCGTCATCCTGCCAACCTTTCAGTTCAGTTTTTGTGTCCTCACTCACGGTATTTCATCCCTCCAAAGCATCCACGCCTGCCAGCCCACCAGTACTTGGATCGTTACGCCCATTGCTTCCAGCTTCTTGAGTGTCAACTTCTCATTATTGATTGCTCTTTCAGCTTCATCTACCCAGCTTGGTGTGTAATGATCTTTATCCAGCCTTTGAGTGATCCTGTCTAATGCGCCCGGCATGAATACGTGTTGGGCTTCCAGTTGCCTGAGCGTGGTTGCAATGATGTCCCTGGTTGAGATCATCTGGGTGTGCTCCGTGCCCATTCATCCTGTGAATCCTTGATCTTAACATAAATTTCCCCATTGACCCGCTTCATCGTACCCTTGGCATTCCCCTCAATCCATTGTGGCACCGTGACACCTGCCGGGTGTACCCTGATCCACCTGATCCAGTTGCCCTTGCCATCATCCTCCAGCATGGTGCCGTTGTAAAATTCCCTGACGGTCATCTTGTTGATGTCCTTGGTGCGCCCATGACCAAATAGCTTGGCAGCGAGAAAATTGTCTGATTGCTCTTGATAATCTCAATAGGTGCCAGCAGGAACACCCTGTTGCAATCACACGTCCTGAAATGAATCTTTTCATGCACAAGTTTAACATCATAGCCAAGCTCCATGGTTCCCCTGGCCCTGCCTTCAATCCACCTAGGAATACTGATCTTGTCCCTGTTGATTACAAACCACCAAAACTGCGGTAGAATATTAGTCATGATCGTGGGATTGTCCTCAGGATGTATAGGGCGCCGTACATTTTCTTGATCGTCCCCCTTGCGGTTCTCTCAATATACTCGGGAAGAGTCAGGCTTTTGAGTTCTACCGGTTCCCAATAACTTTGGGTGTTGTCTTCGTTCATCGGTTCCCACACCCTGGTGGGCTTGGTCCAGTGCGGTGGCCAGTTCATCTAGTCGTTCTCGTACAAGTAGTTGCCCCTTCTCACGGCTAGCGTTTTGCCCTCATGTTCGTATGAGGCTTCTTCAAACGCATGGCCGGTTGACATCCCTGCTAGGGTTTCGGTTTGCAGCGAGCCATCATCCAGCAGTTGCAGGCATTCGTATTCCCATACCTTGCTGCCGTCAGCGTCATCCGCACCCGCATCGTGCACCGGGCAACCTGCGCTGCCGCCCGCATTACACGTACAGGTCTTCCAGCCTAAGCCTAGGTGCTTGACCACCCATTTTTCGTCGGCGGTTTGTGACATCTTCATCCTCCTTTCTTTTTGTTGCTCAGCCACACCCAAAATTCCCGCGTCAGGTGTTGCTGGTAGTTTTGCCAATAGGAATGCTTTTGCCGTGCCCGCAGCAAATCTTTGGTGATGGGGAATTTCATCACATTGGCAAACCTGTACTGATTGCTGTCGGAATCAGGTGAGGCTGCCTGGGCAATGTGCCAAGCCCATGCGGCCGCCCGTTGCTGCGGCGTGCGTCGGTCAACAGCGCAAGCCTCAACCATTTTACGGCCGCCCATGCCGCTTGCCTTGCGGGCTTGCGCTGCCGCTGCCGTGGGGTTGGCCGCGTAGGCAAAATGCCATTCATGCCATGCCCCGTTTGTGAGATTCACCTTGTACCATTCTTTGGCCATGATGCTTCACCTTGGTTTGGGTTTAACAGCGCAGCATAGCAAACCTGGGGCGAAGTTTCACCTGGGATTATGGAGATCTTGCGACTGAGCGTTTCACCGGCACGTTTCACGTTCCATGTTTGTCTCCATACAGCATCTTGATCAGGTCCTGATCCATTTGATCATACATCCCGTCCAGTGCTGCCTTGCGTTCTTCCTCAACCTGAGCGTTGTATTCGTCCCACGTCATCGGTATGAGTTCCCGAATGACGCCGTTTTCACGCTTCATCGTGCCGCGTGCGCGCTTCTCAATGAACTCTGGAAGTGGGACACGGCGGGTGACAGTCTTCCAGAATGCCGCCAGGGCATTCGGCTTGAGGGTGTCGCTCTCAAACTCTGGTTCCATGCTTCATCTCATTGCGCTTGCGGTCCAGCAGTTTCTTGATCTCATCTTTGGGCATGGTGCCAAGCTTTGCCAACAGTTCGCGCACCTTGGGATCACGTGGCCGTGACCGTTCGGGTATCTTGCGACCAAGCATGGCGCAGCTATTGGCACGCTTGCGCTTGTGATCCTTGCCCGTCCACGTGATATAACCCAATAGTATTCCCAACGCGGCGGCACGTCCATATTCGTGGCTTGAGTAGGTAATGTGTTCTTCCCATGTTTGACCCTCGTGCTGCCTCATGGTGCCCTTGGCGCGTCCTTCAATAAACTCAGGCAGCGGGGTCGTCCCTTTGGGCAAGATCAGCCATTCACGATGCTTGTGCTGCATGATCTTGAACGGCATGTTGGCCATCGCATCGCGCCACTTCTCAAACCAATAGCCTTTGTCGCGCGTGTCCCATTCGTGCTTGAGGGGAACCGCTTTGATCGCGGTGGCATTCTTTTGGTAACGGGTAAATGTTTCCAGAGCATCATCATCAGACGATGCTGGTGTCTTACACCAATCCTTATAGGGCTCTTGCTCATAGCCCAGGTTATCCAATGGCTGGTATTGCCAGTACCTTACGTCATACCACATACCAGCACCCTAGCATATTGATAACGAGTTTGCAGCGAAAATTAAAGAGCCAGCGCCTTTCTATCGGCCGCTGGCTCCAGTTCCAAAAAGGTCCAATTTGGGGGGGTTACTTCATGCTCATCCTCCTAAGTCATTGCTGGTGCCACCCCACAATCACTTTGGCGTGCCCACACAGTAATTCACCTAACCGGCGAACTTGCAACAGAATTTTTGGACCGCATCGCATCAACTCGTAATTAGGCGTAGTTTATTCGTTTGAAATTTGCTGTAGTGGTTAAGTGTGCCCTGTAGTCGTCACCTTGGCGGCTTTGACCGGGCACGTTTTGATAGGGGCACCTAACCCCTAGCTGCGCTGCCCCAGTGTACCGGGCAGCCTATGATAACAACGGGCAAACCTCAACCGTTGCCAAGCAAGCCGGTCAAACCGGCACGCTGCACTTGATGGGATAAACTGATAATGCGTATGCCCCAATACGGTCAAAGCAAAAAGCGCCTTGTGGCGCCAATGCTGCCGCGCGAAAATGCGCTGCTTGGCCGTGTTCACTATCATGCAAAGCGTGACCGTAAAAAGTCACGCAACGATCACCGGGTGTACCATTGGGATATTGGCTTCAATAAAGTCGATAACGGCCCAAGGTTTTGAACGTCACTAAGCGGCAGGCAATTGGAAGGCAGCAGGGCAATTGATCCCGTAGGGTGGCCGTATCAGCCGTCCTATCCCGTCCCCCGGTTGCGTGGCACTTGATTGGGCCACGTCGGGCGTCAGCGGCGAAGCTATGCCCACAAGCCACTTGCAGATAATTGGCAAAAGGGCTGATCCACGTCAGCATCGTTCATTTCAAATTAGATGACCCACCAAGTAAAATTCCAAGGTGAAAACCCTTGGCCGGGCGCTCCCCGCGCGAACATGGGCATTTGGTTTGAAGACCTGAGTGATGTTGCCCCTGTCAGCTAACCTTTGATGCCAATAGAAGCGCGTGTTTTTCTTGAGGGTAAGTTCTGTGTTACGTGTTTCCAATACTTGCCCCGGCATATGTCCTGAACATAACCACGGTTTAGGCCATATTGCCGGGCAAGCTTCTTGTACCCCAATGGTGATGTGTAAAGAGCAATGACTTGTTCTTTAGTCAATTTAGCATTGTGGTGGTTCTCACCACATCTTGCTAGATGATTGCAATTATACTTACCAGCCGCAGTGTTCTCAGTTGCTAAAATGCACTGAACATTGTTTGGATGATAAGGGCCAACATCATTGTTCCGTGCCATTACATATTGACCATGATGCAACCCCCGCTTCTCAAACCAGCGGTAACCTAGGTGGTCTTCCCACCACTCAACCCATTCATCGAATGTAAATTGAAACTTGATGCCCCGGTTCCTGGCGGCAGAACGCTGCCAACTAAAAGCATCACGTATTCTATCTTTTGACATAAGTGCCCCTTGATTGAATTGTATATAACAACACATAACCCGACCCCACAACCTCAAACTAAGGAGACTGCAATGAAATACAATGTGATCTTTAGCCGCGAAGTGTTTTACTCAGTTCAAGTGGATGCTGCCAATGCTGAAGATGCTCAGCACATGGCAGAAGAAATCTTGGACCCGCCAAGCCACTACTTCGCTGAGAGCAAAATTGAGTTCTCAAGCGTCGAACCGGATGGAAACTAGCCATGACGCAGAACCCGAACTGTGACGGCGACAAGTGCCAGTACGGCACAGGTGAAGTCCGCGTCTACCCGTTGGGTGGCGGCGGCAATCTCATCTTGTGCCGTGCGTGCTGGATACACGAAAACAATTACCGCCATTCCCGTGGCGTTGAAACGGGAGCACCTGAGAATTGGCCCCAGGTCATGTGGGCCTCATCCAAAGTCTACAACACAGGAGCTTAGATCATGTCGACACGTGCCTTATACTCGTTCATCGGTGACGATGGTAGCTACAACATCTACAAACACCACGATGGATATCCAAGTGGGGCTGCAAAAGCAATAAAATGCACCATCGACTGGTTTGCGTGGCAATTACCACGCTACGAAAGCGATGAATTTGCAGCGGCGTTCTGTGCTGCCGGGAAAACTCATAGCTTTGAGAACGTTGACGAACTTGTTCTTTATGCCACAAACTATGGCCCGAAGGGTCAGTACCACACTTCCAAAGGTGGTGGCGTGCGTCTCATGCCACAAGGCAACCCCGGTGAGGTGGCTTGCAAGAATTGCAGCGACATTGCGTACCGCTATGAGATCAAAATGGGCACGCCACTTCCCGAATATATTGAAAAACGCGCCCGTAAGATTGCACAAACCCCAACCCTTCTTGTCAAAGCATTTGAAGGCAATTGGTAGGATGGCGTGGCAAAAGAAACTGAAATCTTCAGCGGCACCTTTGACAAGTTCTATACCTGGGTCATGAAGAAGGAAAAAGCTGCCTAAGTGTTACTAGAGCCCACTGCTAAGCCGGTGGGCTTCAGGGAACCCTTGCAGAGGAGTGGATTATGAAAGTTGTTGTGGGATGTAATGCCAGAGACTACTGGCTTACTGAATATACTGCATGGCATGAAGAACACAAAGTGCCATTCGTTGACATAGCCGATGAGGACTGGCGTGATTACTGTCAGCATCTTAACGAATGCCAAGAGTGGACCGACTTCATCGTCGGGCTGGAAGCCGAGCAGAAAGCCAAATCATGAAGAACAAAGAACCCACGATGGCCAAATATCTGGACCGGCTAACGCACCGGGAACAGCAGATCATCTGCCATCAAGTGAGAACCCACAACAGCGAGCAAAGGTATGCTCATCTGCATCCTTGGCTGTTGCCGTTCATCCCACTTCATCTAGTTCTGTTTTGTCTGGGCAATAGCAAAACAGTTCGCCCAATAGCCGTTATCATAGCCAAGCTCCCTGGGGCCGAATACTGGGACCTGCCTGATAAGATTGTTCTGCGGGACAAGAAGGTTCACAGAATGTTTGGCCCACACCCTGAAAAGGGAAAAGCCATCACATGGCTTCCCAAACGAACAGCAGGCAGGACGGTGGTCAGCCCCATTGTGACACTGGTCCGTAAGCATCGCGGCACCGGCTACGGTTCATGGGAAGTTGGCGTAGCCCCAGAGTACAAGATGGCCGTGCTGAATTGGCTTAGCGACACCTGCGGCTGAGCAAGCCCCTAGGCGTGCCATTACCGGCCGCGCTATACCCCTAGCGCCTTACCTTAAACCCCTATTCAGCGCCGCTTAAAACGGCAGCAAAGGCCACCCTATGAACCGTCAACCGCGTGCCACGTTGATTGAGCAAGAACCAAGTACCGCCTACATGGTCAAAACCGGCAAGCGTGAGCATGAGAAGGTCTTGCTCACCGCCGATGGGGTTTCGTGCATGGTCAATGAGGACGGGTCCATTCGCATTGAACTATATACCGATGACAAGCGCATTGGTATTCACCTATCACCTGACGACGCCAAGAGTCAGGTGCATGTATTCCGTAGGTGGCAAGAGTTTCGATGATTAGATGTGTTTCCAAGTTTTTCTAGCTCTAATCAACCAAATGTTATTATGGACTACCTTGTATCTTTTAGCTAATAGGGAGAGTGGCTCTTTTGATGCCCTGATTTCCAAAACTTGTTTTTCAGTCAACTTAGAACACGCACATGCAGACCCAATAGCTTCTTCACGCTCAGCCGTATTGGTTCGATTGGTTATACATTTTATGTTTCCCCTTTCGTAAGGCCCCTTATCGCCTTTGCGGGCCATGCAGTATTTGCCCGCACCACGTCCACGCAATTCAAACCAATTTGAGCCTAGTTGCTCGACCCACCACACAATCCAGTCTTGCACTGTAAACTTAAACCCAATGCGCCGGCAACGAGCCATGCGACGTTGGTTCCAATAGGCTGTTCGATGAGCATAAGGGATAGGACTACGGTGTGACACTGAAAGCTCCTAAAATGTACTAGTAATTTATACATACATCAGTCTAAACTACCACTCAACCACAATCCACGATGAAGGAGTCCTAACTATGAAACTACAAGAGCGTGCACTTCTAACTTCCTTACATCTTGGTTCCTGGGGCGGTCAAGCAGTTGATCGCCAAGTAACTGAAGAAGTGGGCGAGTCCCACGGCGCTGATCCAAAAGATTCAGGGAAGTATAATAAACAGCTAATCTCACGCAAAGCTTTGCGTGAAGTTCTTGGCAAAGTGAATGTGTGCCGCCAAACCCACAAAATACTCTCATTGCCTTGGGATGACAGTGCGCGTATTCTCAGCGCCCAAGGGTACAATCACTACACGCAACAGATGCGACTTCATCGGTTGGCGGTTGAGGCGGCAGCCAAGAAGCTAAGTGAAACGTTCCCTGAGCATGTCAAGGAAGCCAAAGTGCGTCTTGGAACCATGTTTAATAGCGGTGACTACCCGGACGCGGCTGAGATGATCAAGCGTTACTACGTTGACGTTGAGATCAAACCAATCCCCGAAGCAGCCGATTTCAGAACGAAGTTGGCTGATGGCACAATCAAAGCCCTTGCGAAAGACATTGAGCGGCGCACCAACGACCGTATCAAGGCCGCTGTGGAAGACGTATTCAAACGTGTGGCCGACGTGACCGGCAAGATGGCCGAGCGGCTGAGCAACTACGAGCCCAAGGGTGAGGAAGGGGCCAGCAATACGTTCCGTGACTCGCTAGTCTATAATTGTGTGGAGCTTGCTGACCTACTTCCTAGCCTCAACATTACCGATGACCCACGTTTGGCCGATCTTGCCAAGCGTCTGAAGACCGACCTTGGGGCACACAGCCCTGAAGTGTTGCGCACCGACGCCAAGCTGCGCAAGACTACAGCCCTGGCCGCTGAAAAACTCGCAAAAAGGGTTGGCCAGTACCTCGCCTGAAATGCTAGACTACTCAAACCAAAGGAGAGACCCGTGAAAGTCAAATGGAAAAAGCTGTGGATCAAGGCGCTGCTCAGTGGCAAATACAAGCAGACACATCAAAACTTGCATGACACCGATGGTTACTGCTGCCTTGGTGTGCTGTGTCGTGTTGTCAGCCCTAACACCAAATGGGAAGATGATATCCAAAACGACGGAAATTACACCTTCAAAGGTGAAGGCTTGATGCCCCCACGTGACCTGTTGAAGGACATAGGATTGTCCTACCAATCGGCCAAGGCACTAGCGCGCATGAACGACAACGGCAAGTCGTTTGAGCAGATTGCCAAGCGCATCAAAGCCAAATACTGAAACCCCACACACTAAGGAGTGAGCCATCATGGCTAAGGACCTAGCTGACAACAGTGAAAGCATTCGTGGGGCAAAAGAACTTGCTCTGTACTACCGCAGCAAGAACATACCGGCCTACTTCCATGGTGGGCCGGGCTTGGGTAAGTCAGCCGTCGCCAAGCAAATGGCCAAGGAGCTGAAAATCGGCTTCAAGGACATCCGCCTGGGCAGCAAAATTCCGGAAGACCTCAGCGGTATCCCGGTGCCTGATCTTGAGAAGCGCATGGCGGTGTGGCTGAAGGCCGAGTTCTGGCCCAACAAAGAGCGTGACGGCGACAAGGGCATCATCATCTTTGACGAACTGAGTGACGCCCCAAAATCGTTGCAGTCATGCGCCTATCAGGTGATCCTTGATCGCAAGATCAATGATTTTGAATTGGGTGCGGGCTGGTGGCCGATGGCTGCCGGGAACCGGCGTGAGGATCGCGCCGCTGCCGGTACGTTGTCCACCGCGTTGGCAAACAGGTTTGCCCACATTCACATTCACGCCGACCCCGAAGCCTTCATTGAGTGGGCCAACAACAACGACATTGACCCGCTGGTGCCGGGCTTCATCCGCTTCAGGCCCAACCTGCTGTACAGCATGGAGGGCGCGGATCTGCTCAGCTTCCCCACGCCGCGTGCATGGGAGCAGGTGGCCAAGTGCGTGGATGCGGACCCCAGCATCCGCTTCCGCTTGGTGCGCGGGCTGGTGGGTGATGGCGCGGCCGGTGAGTTCGAGGTCTACATGAAGGGCCTCAACCTGCCGACCATTGAGGAGATCGTTGCCAACCCCAAGAAGTGCCCCATACCACGCGAACCTTCAAGCAAGTATGCGTTGAGCAGCATGCTGGCTCGCTATGCCAAGCGTGACAACTTCGCCGCCATTGTGGCCTACGTCCAGCGCAGTGAGTTCGGCCGTGACTTTGAAACCGTCACCGCACTGGATGCCACCAAGCGTGACTCGTCACTGTGCGACACCAAGGCTTGGATCGAGTGGGCCAACAAGAACTCCGACATTCACCTGTGAGGGCAAGATGCTGAAACTCACCAAAGAGGAATGGATTGTATTGCAAAACGTGCTGCTCGATCCAACATTCCAAGCACTCATAGGCGCTGAGGAATGGGCATTGACTGAAGATGCCGAAGAAACCTTATGGGGTATCATCCACAAAGCTGAAAAGGCACAATTATGAAAACGATCACCAAAACCGATCTTGAAGACCTTGCCCTCATCCTGGAGGACATGGTCAAGCGCCTTCCCGACATGAAGCGCGAGGAACGGATTGACGTGTGTGCACGCATCCGTGCCGTGATCAAACAGGCCACGCTGATTGAGACCACAGTCAAGGAGGAGATCAAGGCCAGCCGCAAGGGCAAGGAAGGCTATGTCAATGGTGAGACATGGCGGGCCAAGCTCTCACTGGTGCCCACCGTGCGCCTGGATCAAAAGGCGCTGAAGGAGGGCAACCCCAAGGTTTACGATCAGTACACCAAGGACGGTGAGGATCAGAGAATAACATTCGAACCGCGTTAGAAGGATAGTTACAATGCCCGACAAGAAAGCACGCGACAGTATAATAAGAGCGAGAACGCAACTTATCGTGCGTGAACCTTTTTTCGGCACTCTATGCCTGCAACTCAACTTAGTTGAGAGCCCAGTGGGCACCATGGCCGTGGACGGGATCAACCTTTACTACGACCCCAAATTTGTTCACGAATGCAATGAGGAGGAGTTGGTTGGTGTTATTGCTCATGAAACCTTGCATTGCTGCTACAGTCACTTTTCGCGTAGGGGCCATCGTGACCCTACCAAATTCAATATAGCCGGAGATTTTAGGATCAACGATGACCTAAAACACGTACCATTCACACTCCCCTACAAACCGGCCACGTTGAAAGAGTTAATGTCCATGCCGCCTGGGCAGCACTTTCATCTGTACGACCCGCAGTTTGCCAGCATGAATACCGAGGAGATCTATGAAAAGATACCCGATCCGCCCAAGCAGCCGAGTGGTGGCGGGGGTGCCGGGAAGGTCATTGACGTGGGCGGGTGCGGTGCCGTGCTGGATGCGGGCAGCGGCCCCGGTGACCCTGACGGTGACCCGCAGGGCAATGGCGGGCAGGGCAAGCTTAGCCCCGCTCAGGTGGCGCATGAGTGGCAAGCCAATGTACGCATGGCGGTAAGCGTTGCACGTGCCAACAATGCCGGGCAAACCCCCGGCTACCTGTCGCGCCTTGAAGTGCAACTGAAGAAGCCCAAGGTGTCATGGCGTGATCTAACCGCCCAATTCATAGATCAATCCATGACGGTGGATTACAGCTACCGGCGCCCGAACCGCCGCTATGCGGGGTTGGGGATGATCATGCCGGGGGTGATCCCCGACGCCCTGCACAAGCTGGTGGCGTTTGTGGACGATTCAGGCAGCATTAGTCATGAGATGATGAACGCCTTCCTCAGTGAAGTTGCGGGGGCGCTGGATCAAGGTACCTGTGACAACCTGATTGTGGCCTACGCGGACACCCAGGTGCATCACGTGGATGAGTACGTGCAAGGCGACGTGATCAAGTGCAATGCACGCGATGGGGGTGTCACCGACTTTGATAACAGCTTCGAATGGCTGGCCAAAGAGCACCCCGACGCCGCCTGTGTGGTTTATCTAACCGACATGTGTACCAACAGCTTTGGCAAGGACCCCGGTTGTCCAGTTCTTTGGGGTGCCTTCACAACGGAGGATATGCTGCGTCAGTATGTTCCGTCGTTTGGTCAAGTACTGCACATTGAAAGCCCACACTACTAAGGAGAAAGATTATGGCTACCGTGTATCTTGTTACCCTGCACGTCAACGACAAAGACTTGCCGGTTGTACTTGGTGCAATATCTGGAAGTGCCAAGCTGGTGAGTGTCACACCCACCGAAGAAGCCAAGGCTGAGAAGCCAAGGAACCAGCACTACGTAGATAACAGGCGTAACAAGGGCATCAGAGGTGAAGACCTCATCCTAAATACCTTGCAAAAGGAAGCACGGGCTTTTACCGTCAAAGAAATTGAAAGCCGGTTTGTTGAGAACCGATTCTCAGTCAACAGCGTATCTCCAGCTCTCAACCGGCTGGTTACTGCCGACAAGATCAGGAAGGTGGGCACCGGGTCCTACTGCCTGAAGGGCACTGTTCTGAAGTTTGGTGCCGGCTCCTAAACTGTAGAAAATACCTCCTTGACAGCCCTTTCCACTCCACTTATATCAAAACGAGTGGTGCTGATAGGGGCCAACCCCAGGTGATGTTCCATGATGCACCCCAGTGACGACCTGCCGCTTGACCCATCCCCGGATGAAGGGATACCTGATTTCTTGCGGCGTAAAGAGGAAGTGAAACCAGAAGTACCTGTAACCCCTAGCAAGAAAGTTGAGGTAACCCCCATGCGTACCGATGATGAAGCGGCCGACGCCACTGAAACTGAGGCCCCGGCCAAGCCCGCAAAGGCCCCCAAGGCCAGCAAGCCCCGCAAACCGGCTGCAAAGGCTGCTGGTAAGGGCAACGGCAAAGCCCCGGTGAAGGCCAAGGGTAAGGCCCTGGCCAAGGCAGCGGCCCCTGCAAAGCCCGCAAAGGCCAAGGCCAAAACCGCCAAGGCTGAGCGGGTACGTGACCCGGCTAAGCTGGACGCCTTTGGCTTCCGCAAGGAAAGCATCAAGTCCAAGGCTGCGGCCATGTACGCCAAGGGCAAAGGTGCGACGCTGGCTGAGGTCAAGGAGGAACTGGGCTCCGTCCAGTTCAACCTGCTCACGGAGCTTCAGGGCAAAGGCCACAAGGTGGACAAGTCCGAAGTCAAGTCCGCCAGCGGCCGGATGATCACCCGCTACAAGCTCCACGGCAAGGACTAAGCTTTGTGGCGTTGCGTTGCGTAATGGGGGTCGGGGCCTAGCTCCCCGGCCCCTTTTCATATCTCAATGGAGGACTGCATGTTACGAAACCGTGGCAACGAACTGCACAAAGTCAATCTGGAGCGTGGTGACCACAACAAAAACCCTTACCCCAAGGGGTTTGAGAAGGTCACCGTGCCGGCCGGCAAGAGTGGTGAGTGGGAAGTTACGAAACTTGACTTGACCGACAAAGACCTTGGGCTATTCAATCTGCGTCTCATCCGTGACGGCTTTTGGCACCGTGTTGTCCCGCCCGGCTCCTACACCCGATTAACCTGTGGGCACACCGTGGTCATGACCGACACACCGGCTGAGGCTCACGAACACAGGAGGCTGATTGACATGGCTGAGGGTAGGGTCCTACTGAATGGCCTGGGCCTGGGCTTCGCGCTGCACAACATCCTGCGCAAGAAGGAAGTCGAACACGTCACGGTGATTGAGAAATCACCCGATGTCCTCAAGCTAGTTGCTCGTTACTTTCGAGGGCCACGTGTTGAGATCATTCATGCCGATGCCCTTGAGTGGCGGCCAAAGAAAGGCCAAGGCTTCAACGTCGTTTGGCATGATATTTGGAACGACATCAGTGAAGACAACAAGGAGCAGATGACCAAGCTGAAGCGTGCCTATGCCCGTCGTTGCGGCTGGCAAGCCTGCTGGTCGGCTGAGTACATGCCATGACCGAACGCCCACTCAACTTCGCCACCGCCCAAGAACGGCAAGACTGGATCATCCAAAACGCCGATCATTTCGTCACCTGCCGACGAATAGGCGGTCATCTACTCAGGCAGGAACACAAAACTCTGGAGCTAGCCCGTGACTTCGCCAAGGGGCTGCTCATCCAAAACGCCAGCAAACCCGTCCTCATCTACGCGGTGAAGGATACTTCCGACACCTACGTTGAAATGGTGAAGCCATGAAGAAAATTCTGATAATTAGCTTAGTGCTGGTGACTGGCTTGGACCTGTTCCTAGTCACCCAAGTTCGGATAGCACACACGGCGGTTGCCAGTGCCCTGGTGACAATTAAACGTCAGAATGAGGCGCTAGCCAACTCAAACGCTGCAATGAAAGATCTAATGGAGGCGGATGACAAACTCAAGCACGCTGACCAAGAGCTACAAACAGCCTGCAAAAATACCCTAAGCCTGTTGAACACGTGTGTATCTTCACGCACGAAGAAACAGTAAGGAGCGACCATGAAAGCCGACGACAAAGTAATCACGAAACTGCAACTGCAAAGCCGCAAGCATGAGGGTGAGCCGTGGGGCACCCTCAACACGGTTCTCATCCAGCACATGCCCGGCGACACTGAAGCCAGGGCCATGAAGAAGGCTCATGCGGAAGTTGACAGCATGCGAAGCCGGTGGATCGAAAACTACGACCGCACGCTTCAGTTCCGCGTGGTTGAGTTGTAAATTCCTGTAGCCTCATCTGCCAACCTGTATTATGTTGCCGGGTTGAAGGAGGGTACACTCCTGCCCCAGCCGCAGAGACAACGGGGGAGCGTGCGCAACCAGAGCTACTTGGCCCTTTTGATCGCTTTCCGGCCACCATGATCGCTCTGGCCAATAGCAAGCCGCGACAAGGCGCTGTTCTGGTCCTCCTTCAATTAGTAGTGCATTGCCAGTGAAGCGGCGCAAGTCTCAGCCCGGTGGGGGCCTTAAACCCTCACCGGGCACCAACATAAAGGAAAGCTGATGGTCAAACATACCGATCCTTTCTATATTGCAATTGCCCGCACCATTGAAAGGTACGACCGGCAGGTGCTTGCCATTGCACCTGAGAAAAAAGCTTTGGGCTTCTACTATACCATTGGCAACTCGCTGAAAGACTTGCCTGAATTACTCTTGATCGGCAACTTTGAGCCAAAAGCCGCCACATCGGTTCTCAACAAACTGTCCGACAAAATGGTGGAAGCCGGCAGGCGCTTCCTCAACGGTGAACGGGTGCCCATGGGTGGTGAGTATGATCCTCAAGTGTGGGATACCACCGCCATTGCCCAAACCATGTTCACCTTGCAGGTAACTGAGTTCTTTCAGTCAAAAGAATACACGGTGCAGCAGGTGGTGTTGCCTGACCCAAAGGGCCGGTACCCCACTGACAAGCGCTGCCACAAGCGCTACCGGGTGCCGGTGCTGCGCCCCACCGTTGACCTGATGGCTGAGGCCATGCAATCAACACAGGTTCACTAGGCCCCCGCGTGGGGCCAAGCCGCAAGGCCAAACCCCCTGAGCGCAACCCCTTCCCCCCGCTCTCAGGCGACTTCTTGTGGCTTATTTTCTTTCAGGTGCAACATGCGACGCAAGTACGCCCTTGACCAGTTGCGCTCCATGCTGGTGGGGAAACGCTGGTGTGATTTCAAAAAGCCGAAGGCTTACAAATCACATCGGTTCCTTTCGGTGAAAAATGTCTATTTCACCCTGGTGCTAACCAAATTTATGCTGCGCCCCGCGCTGAGGATTAAGGCTGATGGGCAATTTGTGGTGCTTCAATTTATACCCAAATCTTTGCTTGAAGAATACAAAACTGATTTTAACCTTACGGAAAGATGGAATATGTACACCGGATATGTGTTAACTGATGACACTTGGAACAAGATGGAAGCCAATGAGCCAGTGGAAGCAGCACAAAACGTCGCTTGAGGAATACCAAGCGCGGCAGCTTGACCGGTGGATCAACAAGGTCAGCCCCAGGAACTACCCACCCACCTTTGAGGAGCTACGTGATATGCTCAAAGGCTTGCGATGGAACTTTTTCAACAATAACCAGACCGTCAGCATAGGGCGCTTCAAGTTCCGTGGTGGTATTGGTATTCACCTGGGTAGGGCAACAGCAGCGGTTGCTTCTCATGCACGTTTTCTGGCCCTCAAGCCGGTGCCCCCCCCCGGTGTTGTGCAACAAATAGACGCAGCGAAGGCAGGCGGCTTGGCTATGCTAATTGTTGGTATCTATGGTAATATAAGGATATTAACCCCCACCAACGTCCACAAAAGTGGGATTGCCCTAACAGCCCTGCGCGGCAGTGAAATGTGGAACGAACTGATCATACCAGATAGCGGTATTTGACAGGCCCCAAACCACAGGCTTATAAAAAGGTGCCCCGGTCTGGTGCGACCCAGCCGGGGCTGATCCTGATGGTGATCCTTGGCGGGAAATCAGGACCGGTAGCAGTGAGACGCCCTATATAGGCAAAACTCACCCTGCCGTCAATAGTTCCGCCAGCCCGGCTTTTAGCCGACTGAGCCGATCACCCACCCCCAAGATCGCGTGTAAGGATGCGCCGGGCATTCCCTAATAACCCGGAACCAAAGCGGGCTACCGTGACCCATAGGACCCGCGACCATACGGTGCCGGGCAATACCCGGAACGGCCGGGGGCCGTGTTCTTGCGTCAATCAAGGTGGCACCTTGACCCGCAAGCGCGGTGAGAGCGCCGAAAAAAGCTCTCAGGTAACAGCGTGAGGACAACACGCTGTGCCGGGGTTCTTACCCTGGCAAAGGGAACCTAGTATTCGGACCTGGAATTGGTATGTTCTAGGTCTCTGTCTAGCCAACAGCTCCAGTAAGGGCAAGCCAAACGGGCGCGGCCCATACCGGAGGGAGAAAGGGTAGAACTTTGCCTGTATGCCTGGATTAGACCCTAGAACTGGACCTAGATCATGGATCAAGAACCAGATCAAGAAATTTCCAAGGACAATTCTAGTGCGCGAACTGCCTCAAAAGCCAAGTCAAGATCAATTGAGGCACTTCGTGCCCTGCTTCGTGGTGTCCATTGGGGTCAGTTCGTCAGCAAGGATCAATCTACCCGCAAGCGGGTTCGCCGTGGTGGGGTTTTGTTCAGCGCACGCTACGGCTATTTCATGAAGATGACCGGCGTTGGGGTGATGGCAGATGACATAATGATCCGCTTCATCCCCTGCTACTGTCCGATGCGCGGGTTGGATGATCCAACGGACAATAAAGTGCTCCTGTCAGGTGGTGGTTATTACTTGGTGAAAGCCGATATGACTTTTGTGTCCAAGAAGGGCCGGCGCCGTGATCGGCAGTTCTACCGCTGCATGATATGCTTGTCCAAGGACACGGTTGGGGAACCGGCGCTGTATGCCGAGCGCAACGTGATGGGGCCAATAGCATGAAACTTCGCAGCAAGAAGCATACAGTTGAGGAATTAAAGCAAATGCTTGTTGGGATTACTTGGCAGCAATTTCTCACCGTTTACAACCCCAGAGTACGTCAACGCCCCACTATCACCCTTGATGGCGTCACATTTGCAGCTCGCTACGGCATTTTCCTTAACATCACTGGGGTGGGTATCGTAGCAAATGGGGATCTCCTCAGATTTATTCCATGTTGGTGCCCGGTACGAGATAGTTTGAAGAATGCAATTATCATGGGTGATTATAACCCTGAATGGAATTCATTTCACAGGCTTGACCTTGTTTGGTCTGCTAGCCAAAACCAAGATCAAAGGCTGGCCCTTCAATCGTTCAAAAATAGTGGGGTTTACCCGCTTAGAGCAGATGACCCAGTTCTAGGATGGCAAGATGCAAGCTGACATCTACCGCTACAAGCACAAATTCTACGATCAGGAACGGCTTGATGCCATCCAGCAGAACTACACGCTGGATGATCTCAGGCTGATGCTGAAAGGCAAAACCTGGGAAGACGTAGTGAAAATGTCTATCGCTACCTTCGGTGTTGACGGCGTGCATTTCACCGCCCGAATGGGTTGCTTCCTTGCACGCCCCGCCATAGCTGTGTGCGCGCTGAACAAGCTGGTGGTGCTGCGCTATATCACGCCTGGGAATACGGTCAGGCCAAACTGGACTTTTGATTCGGTGCTGGACGGCACCACCCACTGTGGCTTCGTAATTTTGGAGGGTGATTTCACCAATGGCCGCATTGGTGATATAAAGATCACCGATCTGGTAATAGGAGAAGATCAATGAGCAAGAAAAAGCTCCCAAGAGCACGAAAAGGTGACCTACCACTAATGCCCGGCGACCCAACACGAGATCCTTACGCTGAAGGGGCCGATGCAGCACTTGCTGGTGCCAGTGACACAACAAATCCATATCCAATAGCTAGTGATGAAGAAGCTAGCTGGAATGATGGCTACCTTTCAATCGCTGATTATGACTAACACCAGCAAAATACTGGCCTGCCTGCCAACCCTGAGCAAGCCTGACCTTGCCCAAATCAGGGCCGCCGCTGACAGCCTGCTAGGGCCTGGGGCTGCGCCAAATGATAGCCCCGCTACCCCCCTATTTGACGCCATAACGCGCGCCCTGGGCTTGCGCCTGGGCTGGGCTGAGTTTCAGGCCGGCACGACGTATAAACCCTATAAGCGCGGTGAGCGGGCTATTGCTGAATTTTTGGGGTCAACCTTCCCCAGCGCAGCAGACCGCGTGCAGTTCAACGCCATGCTGACTTTCATGATCGAATGTCTAGTAGACGATTTGAAAGAACGAAAGGTGCCGTTGTCCCTGGGCGCGCTGTGTGTAAATCTGGAGCGCTGCCCTGAGGTCTTCAAGGCAGCCTTCCCCGGCTACATTGAGGGAGGGGCTGCTCATCTAATCCTGCAACGCATGAAAAGAGGGAAAACATGATAAAGCTTCTGAGCCGGTGGCCACTCATGCTGAAAAGCACGCACGAAGCAACGCGTCGTGAAAATTGGGAACTGCGTGGGGCTTTGACGGCGGCAAACGCCGAACTGCGGAAGCACCGGCTATTGATTGGTGGGCTGCGTAGCGGCGCCATCGACCTTACCGATAAAATTAAACAAAAGGTGTGACGATGACCGACCAACCTGCCATAGACCCAACCAGAGCATTTCGTGACTACGCCACGCGCATCTCATTCAACATGAGTCTCAGCCGCAATCAGGTAGGCCATCTTGCCGGCGTGGTTATGGAGATTGAGAATGAAGAACTGCTCAATCAGCTTGATTTTGACACGCGGGTTAAGAGGAAAGATCAAGAGGTTGATAACAATGGTGGGCGTTCCAATTTGTTTGTGACCGGCCGCAGGTCACTTCTCAACATGGGCCTTGTAGTGCACGACCCACGCTGGTTGGCTGCTTCTAAGGCTTGTGAATTGGACAAACGCCTCTTTTGGAAATACACCGGCCCCTCCTACCAACTCACACCAGCGGGGCAGCACGTCGTTGAACTGTTGCGTATTGCCGGGCTGATCCCCAAAGCCGCTGCCAACAGCAATAAGAAGCACAAGCGCAAGGCAGCATAATGCTCCTTGGTGCTTTACAAGAGAATCTCATAACTCTTTTGAGTTGGGACGATAAGCGCGCACCCATAATCCGTGGGGTGGTGGCGCCTGAGCTATTCGGTGGTCATTACCGCACCATTGTCGCCCGTGTGTACGACTACATCGATAAATACAAGAAAGCCCCCAAAGACCACCTGCCCGACTTGCTCATGGACAAGCTTGAGGCACCGGGGCGTGAGGCAGACCTGTACATTGAAACCGTTGACTCCATCTCATCTGCCCGTGACGGCATTAACGCCACCTACGTCATGTCGCAGTTGGAGCTTTTTGTAAAGCGGCAATCATTCAGATCATTGGGCATTGAGTTTGTCAACGCCATCAAGAAGGACACTGAGGAATCACTAGCCGAAGCCGAAGCCATCATGGCCAAGGCTAACACCCAAGCCCTGAGCGTGTTTGACCCAGGGATCAGGCTCAGCGACAAGCGCGCCATGAGCTTCCTTGATATTCAGGAGCACAGCTTCCCCACTGGCATACCTGAATTGGATAAACGCAGCTTTGGCCCTACCCGCAAGGAGCTTTGGCTGTTTATTGGCAACACCAAGGCCGGCAAGTCATGGGCGCTCATCCAATTGGCCAAGATGGCGGCGCTGCACCGTTTCAAGGTGTGTCACATATCATTGGAAATGTCGCGCGAACGCTGTGCGCAGCGCTACTACCAAAGCCTGTTTGCTATCTCAAAACGCAAAGAGACATTCAGGAACACCAAGTTTCAGAAGGACAAGCTTAACCGTATCACCGGCTATGACGATGTGAGGGTGCAGCCATCATTGACCTATGATGACCCCGACATCCGCAGGAAGCTGGGTCGGCGTATTGACCGCTATGCTGACCGGCTGCTTGACAATATCGTTATCCGTGACTTCCCCATGGGCACGATGACCATTCAGCACATGAAGGCATATTTGGATAACCTTGAGCAAACCCAGAACTTCGTACCCGATCTGCTGATCATAGATTATCCCGATTTAATGCGGTTGGACAAGGACAACTACCGGCTCAGCATTGATGAAGCCTATAAGGATATCCGTGGCATAGCGGGCACCCGTAACATAGCCTGCGCGGTGGTGAGCCAATCACACCGGGCCGGTGCCAAGGCCAAGCAGGTTGGGGCTGAAAACGTGGCTGAAGCCTACTCAAAAATTGCCCACGCCGACACCATTGTGACCTATAGCCAAACCCCCCAAGAGCGTAAGCTGGGCCTAGCACGGCTGTTCGTAGCCGGTGGCCGCAATGACGAGGACAAGATGACTGTGGTAATCAGCCAACAATATGGCATGGGGTCTTTCGTTGTGGATAGTACCCTGATGCTTGGTCAGTATTTTGAATCTATTCCTCAAGACGGGCGTGAAGATGACGATGCGTAAGTCTACAATGATGACGAAGGAGACGAAGCCTGAGGGTGCCCTCTCAATAGAGGAAGCACACAAAGCTCGGTACACTGTTTATAGCGCAATATACAAGCATAGGGAAATAACTAAACGCAATGTCGCGCCGGGGGCCTTTTGGTTCCATTCGAAACCTGGGGACTTTGTCCAAATTGGTTGGGCGTTTGAAAACTACTTCCACGCCTACGCCTACAGCCTCAAATGCAAAGAGCAAGCCCGTGAGCAACCTATGGACCCCTGAAGACACTCAAGGCACCATTACGCAGGTCATCAAAGAGTTGCCTATGGGTGCCGTGCAAACCTGGGAAGGCGTTGCGCTGCTGGTGAGCGGGTCACAAAAGCCAATCTACCTGTTTGTGATTGAGAACCAGGGCAAGAACCCACTTTTGCAATTTGCCAATCCCAAAGACAGCTTGACCTTGCGGGGTGACGTAATCCAATACACCACAGGTGAAACCGTGTGTCACAAGAAGTTCTTCAACCGCAACTTCGTGCCAACCTTCTTCATCTTTGACAACTACCTGCACGCCTATGCGTTTCAGCGGAAGCTGGCTGCGGTTGGGCATGTGGTTAGAGTGGAGAAGTACAAATGAGGACCAGCACACCAGAAGGTGCACTCAATCAAATTGAAGCTATTGCAATCGCAAAACAAAAAGGAATTATCTACAAGGTGTACTCAAACGGCTTTAGCACAATTAAAAACGATAGAGGAAAGCTGATTGCAGCCCGTACCACCAAATACAATATGAGTATAAACAAAATTGATACAGTAGGGCATAAGTCAGATATTGTGTTGGGGGCTTGGTTCAGAAGTGAAGTCCAGTTGGGCTATCTATTTGATAATTATTTCCATGCTTATGCCTATAGCCTGAAGCGAAAGGGCGTCACTTGTGATTAACAAGCGTGCCATCCGCAAGTTTCTTGAGCGCAAGCTTACCAATTTTGATTGGATAAAGAAGTACAAGAAATTGGAACTGCTCAATGAATTGTCCTACCTGAAACCTGCCCCGCAGTTTGGCAAGATCAAGCCATGGCTGCACCAAATGGCATGCTTTCTCATCTGCTTGGAACTAAAGCGCTTCATGTTTAACATTGACATGGGTGGGGGCAAATCGCTGCTGACCATCATGCTGTTGATGTACCGCAAACAGCGCGGTGAAAAGCCCAGGACCATTGTGTTTGTGCCTTATATCACCAGTGTGCTGACGTGGATAGAACAAGTTGAGGAGCACCACACCGGCCTTCACATCGTGCCCCTATTGGGTACGGGTGAGGAAAACCTAGCGGCGCTGCAAGGCCCCGGTGACCTGTTCGTGATCTGCTACCAAAGCGCAGTAGCCATGGTCACTGAAACGGTCTTCAACAAAAAGAAACAAAAGAACCAGTGGCAATTGACCGCCGCGCAGGTGCGCAAGTATTTCGCCGGTTTTGATATGATTGTATGTGACGAAATACACAAGTGTTCGTTACCTAGCAGCCTCACCTACCGCATGTGCCGGGCTATATCAGGTCAGTGTGAATGGGCTTTTGGCCTTACCGGTACCCCCTTTGGCAAAGATCCCATTGGCTTGCAGCCGCAGTTCTATCTGATTGATTTTGGTGAAACGCTAGGCACCACGGTTGAGTTCTTCAGGGCAGTCTTTTACACGGAGGGCAAGAACTATTGGGGTGGCTACGAATTCACCTTCAAGAAAAAGCTGGAACCTGACCTTCATAGGATGGTCAAAAATTGCTCTATTTATTATGGCATTGATGATCTGCACGACATGCCCCCCAAGGTTTATATCTCAAAAAGCCTGCCACCACCGCCCGACTCGGAGGGCTATTGCAAAGCAGCTCTCAAGCAGATCAACGACGCGGTCAAAGGCAAGGAAAAAGGTGCCTACCGGGTTGTTGAAAGCAATTACCTGAAGCTGCGACAATTGTCATCCGGCTTCATGACCCTGCGGGGTGAGGACAACGACAAGATACAGATTAAGTTTGAGGACAACCCCAAGCTTGAAGCTTTGGTGGATTTGGTCGAAAGTATGCCCTCCACTTCTAAAATGGTTGTATTCCATCATTTTGTGTACACCAACCAGCTTATCAGTGACCGGCTCAAGGAACTGAAGATCAAGCATGCCCGCGTATGGGGTAAAGCGCGTGATCCCATAGGGCAGTTGCAGAAGTTCAAATCAGACCCTAACGTGCGCGTGCTGGTCATCAATGTGCGATCTGGCTCAAGTTCTCTCAACTTACAGTTCGCCAACTATTTGGTGTTTTTTGAGCAACCCGACAACCCCATCGACCGTCAGCAAGCAGAGCGCCGGTTATGGCGCCCCGGTCAGGCCAAGCGCGTCCTCATCTACGACCTGCTCACTCGAGCGACAAAAGACCATGCCCTTCACGCTAGCAACAAAGCTGGTGAAGATCTCATGCAATCAATTATCGCTGGGCGTACCAAACTCTAAGGAGAAGCCCCATGACGTTGCTAGGAGCAGACGTGTCACATCGCAATCAACACAACACCGCATGGACATTCGACAAGAAAGAGAAATTAAAGGAGCTGTTCTTAGCCGGCCTTTCAGGGGGTGCCATAGGTCATGCACTGGGGGTAACCCGCAATTCAGTCATAGGTACCATACATCGCATGGGCCTAAAGCGCAGCAAGTGTGACAGCAGCAGCCCCACCACTGCCCACAACACCAAAGCTTTCAAGCCCCGCAGGGCACGCCTACAAGCAAACAGCGGCCCCCTCACCCATTTCACCCAACGCAAGCGACTCAGGGTAGCCTTGGTGGAAGCACCCGACACGTCCCCAGCCGAACTCACTTTCATTAAAATGTCGGCTTTTGATGCAGCTATACCAATAAAACAACGCCTTACTCTTTTTCAACTAAACGGTCACACATGCAAGTGGTCTATAGGGAACCCAGGAGAACCAGATTTTTTCTTTTGTGGCGGTGCCCCGGTAAGCGGCTTCCCATATTGTCCGCAGCATGCGATACGGGCGTACCGCGCATGACCGGGAAACGCCATGGTCACACCAAAGGCAGCCGCAAGCCCAACGGCAAATGGAAAGTGGTCAAATCACTGACCTATTGCTCTTGGGAGTCAATGAACAGCCGCTGCTACCAAACATCCCATAAATGGTACCATTTATATGGTGGCCGTGGTCATGAACCTCGCTGAAATCAAAACCGCCCGCTCTGGCTTCCTAGCCAAAGCCAAGGCAACCGATGATCCCGGCGAGAAGCATTGGTGCAAGGTCTTTATCGCCAATCTCGACTTGATGGCATCGGACGACGAGGAAGAACGCGAGCGCGGCAAGCGGACGTTTGAACAGAACGTCGATTGGTACACGCGGCTGTTTCTGCCGACGCGGCAGAAAGCGGCCGATTAGTGCGTCGTTACTCGACAACTTCATTGGGATAAAATGGGCTGCGATATTCACCTAGTTCTGGAACAACGCGATGGCGACAAGTGGGTTGGCGTCGATACCTTCGTCTCGCACAATCGGGCCTATGCGAAAGACGAAATGGATGCCTACTCGTCCCCGATAGCTCGCCAGCGCAATTACAATCGCTTTGCTGCCCTTGCGGGCGTTAGGGGGAAGGGGCCGGCGGCACGCGGTATCCCCGACAATGCTTCCGACACTGCGCGCTTCCTGGTCAAGAGCTGGGCCAGCGACGGACATTCTCACTCGTGGCTACCGATGAAGGAGGCAGCACAAATCTGGCTCAACACCGGATACCACGATCTGAAAGACGCGGCAGACTTCATCAAAAAATATCCAGAGTGCCACTACTTCAATGTCGATTGCTCGGAAGGCTCCGGGAAAAGTGCAGACGACTTTCGCGTCGTCTTTTGGTTCGACAACTAACGACATACAGGACGTTAACAGGGAGAGAACAACGATGGCTTACGGGGACCGGATCAACGCGATTAAGCAAGACTGGATCGATGACATTTTGGAGATTTTGCAGCGCTGGGACGGCCATGGAAAGTTGGAGTTAAAATCTCTCAGCCAAATGTCGTCCGCCGACTTGAGCCGGCTACAGACGATCCTCGATTCAAAGGACCGCCATATGCAGACGCAAGCGGTCATACCGAGCATTGCTCTACCCGACAACGGGCACTAACCGCCGACAAGCATGGAGATTGAAATGCCGAAGAAAGACCCGACGCCGCTTCAAATCACCATGCAAGAGCTTGGTGAAAAGCTGGCTTCAATGAAGGTGGCTTGCGGCCACGTCGGCGCTCCCTGCGTTGAAATCCCGATGGACGAGATCAGCGTGTTCACGGATAAGGAAGGCGTGATGCACGCGATCATGACCATGCAAAATCTGATCTACATGGTTGACCGCGTTCTGAGACAGTAGCCGACATACCCGTCCAATGCAGGGAGATTGAAACGTGGCACCATTGAAAGAAAAATATCTCCGAGATCGGTTGCTGCGCATCGTGCTTGATTCACTCTCGATGAAAGAGGTAACGCGCGAGGAAGCTCTAGCCGCGTGCATGGGCGCCGCTGCCACCGTTCTCGGCACTTACTCCGCACACGATCGGGAAGCGGTCGCCGCGGCCTTGGATGGTGTCCTGCTCAAACATGCCAATGCGCGTGCCCGAGAGCTTCGCTCTGGCGATGTCGATGCCGACATGGCCCGCAGTAATCAGTAGAATGTAGGAGGATGACGATGCGCTGCTGCAAGATCAAATGCGACAAGCCGGCCGAATATGAAATCTGGCATGGGCCACATCACGATGACTATACACATTCTTGTTTGGCTCACATCCCAGACCTGATGACTGATGCGAAAGAGCATCGGATCGTAACGCTACAGCAGATCATCCCGAGTGTTGGCTGTGTTTTTTGCGATCTTAATCTTATTCCTAGCGATGGTACACATTCGTTGCCGGGTGGGCGTCAGGCGCTATGCTCGCGCTAACATCACAACAACCGGGACCGCGACGAACGAAACGACTGATCCCTGAACAGCAGGCAGAATCATGAGCATTGAAAGCCTCCGCGCCATTGCCACCGATCCCGACGTAATCGATCGCGACTATGCACCGGAAATTGAGGCAGCGATTACCAAGATCGAAACCGACGTGAAGGTAATCGCGGAGAAGGACGCCGAGATCGCGCACCTCAACAGCGCCTTCGACGATTGTGTCGAGAACGCCAACTCATCCCAAGCCGAAGTCGAACGCCAAGCGAAGGTGATCGTGGCGTTAAGGGAAGCGCTTAAGCCGTTCGCCAAACTCGCAAAGGACGACGACTTGAAGGGCATGCCACCGAGCACAAAATATCTATCGTGGGCCGAGCTAACGATTGCGGATGTACAGCGCGCCGGCCGGGTTTATGAGCAGTCAACACCACTGAGCAAAGCCGACCGCGACGCCGAAATTGCCGACAGGCTATAGTTAAGCGATATGTCGGGAAACTCAATGTGGGCTGTTTGGGTTGAAGGCGAGAATACCGAACTTGACCGCGTTGTTAAACGGCGTGGCGGTCCTGGCTTCGATTACCCTTGCGCCAGTAAAACGATGGTCCAATGCGCGCTGTGGGAGTGTCAAAGCCAAGGGCGCTGCCGCTTAGGCGGCATCCTTGATCTACCGGAGCGCCGCAATGGCCATTGATCGAAACAAGCCGCCGAAGAATCGCCCCGGCTTTCGTTGGGAATGGCGAGACGGATGCGACTGCGAGAACTGTCCGTGGCGCGGAAGCTGTAGAGGCCAGACATGGCCTCACTGGATCGAAGTGCCGACATATGGCCAATTAACAGGTAATTATAAATGGACTGGATAACATTCTTGGACAATAGTCATATAGATTATGTGACAAGTGGCCCCAACGTACGTCGGGGGCAAATTGCCCTAAAGTGCCCCTGGTGCGGGGATGATGATCCCTCTGAACACCTCTCCATTTCACTGACCAAGGACGCTTTTGGGTGCTGGCGCAATGCCAAACACGCCGGGCGCAAGCCTTATAGTTTGGTGGCTGCGCTGTTGGGCTGCTCATATAGCCAAGCGCGAGTCATTGTGGGGCAGCACAGTGCCCCGGACCCCTCAAACCTTGATGAAGCCCTGACGGCCCTGGGGGCCACACACGCGCCCGTACAGGGTGCCAAAGCACCCCCTGAGGGGCTACCCCCTGATTTCAAGCCAATCAAGCCCACGGGCCTCACAGGCCGTTTTTGGCGGTACCTTAAGAACCGGGGTTTTGATGATGTTGGGGCACTGATCAAAGAATATGGTTTACTCTGTTGTCAGCATGGACGATGGAAGGATCGAGTAGTGCTTCCACTTTACCACAAAAAGCAATTGGTGGGCTGGACCGCCCGTGCCATTCAGCCCACCGTCAGTGCACCACGCTATCTAAGCTCTTCAGCCGCGATCAAGACCATTGTGTTTAATGAGGATACCTTGATGAAAGGTGGCAAGCTGTTGTACATAACCGAGGGGCCATTTGATGCTATCAAAATGGATTTCTATGGTGAGCCTCACGGACTACGGGCAACGTGCCTCTTTGGTGTCAACCCTACACCATCGCAGATAGCAGCACTACAAACTCTAACCCACAAATTTGATCGGGTTAGAATATTATTTGACGAAGGGGCTTTTGATGCTGCCCTACAACTTCGTGATTGGCTACCGGGCCGCAACGTGCGAATTGAAACCCTACCGGTAGGGGTTAGTGATCCTGGGTCACTCAACCGCAAGCAAATCAAAAAGCTTATTCCCATTGTATCCTGATTTTGACCCGTAGTAGGCTTGAGCCTCAACGGGGATCTTCAACATTTTGAGGGCAGGCCATGGCACGCAAACAAATGCGCGTTCAAACGGCGTGGGAACCTACCTGGGATGGGCCGATCAAAGAATGGACATTAAAATTCATATGGAACCAAAAGTGGCGCTGCGATCAAGCCACCAACGAAGTAGATGATTTGCTCCAAGACGGTCATATTGTTTTTATGAGAATATCCACCCGGTACCCACGAGTCATGCAGCCAAACCAGTTTATGGCTTTGTACAAAACCGCCTACGCGAACCTCATCCACGACAAGTCATGCCACAAGCGTCGCAGGCACCATAAGCGCGTGACCAAAGACATATCAGAATTGCATGGCCTTGTGGGTGAAACAACGAATACGGGGTATATCAAAGCCCTGCTCGAGGAAGCCCCCGACGAACTAAAACTGGCCATGGCGCTGGTAACCAGCGGCACCGTGGCTTTGAGGGGTGACGAACCATTGAAAACATTGAACGCCAAGCTTAGACGTATTCTAGGGCTTGAGAGCACTTTTGACCTGAAACAGGCCATTCACGAACTGCTGTTCAACTAAAGGAGCACCCTGTGACCAGCAAGCTTGAAAATGAACTGATCAAGAAGACCAAATTTGAAGCCCCAAAGGGGGGCTATGATGATCGGCAAGATCATCTTGCGGCTTTGGCCCGCACCGGCAACAAGCTGACCGACGCGCAGTTCGACAAACTTACCGATGATGCCGCGAACTGGGTCACCGACGCGATCAAGGCCCTCAACGGCAAACGTGAAATTGAGGAGTTCAGTGACTATAAGGATGACGAAGCAGGTGAAAGCGCTGACGAAGCTGGCGATGACGAAGCTTCTGCAAGTGGCGACGATGAAGCCACCGAGGCCGATGACAGTGACGGCGCTGAAGCTGATAGTGGGGATGATGCGGACGCCGAGAGTGAAAACGAAGCGGCGGAAGCAGCGGCGGATGCCAAGTCCGCTAAGCGCAAGACAGCTAAAAAGGCTGGGGCTACCGATAAAAAACCCGAAAAGCCGTTACGGGAAAACTCGCCGAACAAAAGGCCAAAGCTGAGGGACTACAGCGGCGTTGACGCTGCCAAGAAGGACCGCTTTGGGGTGGTGATTGGCACCAAGACCCATGATGCCATCAAGATGTACGAAGTCGGTTGTACCTCCACTGAAATCAAGAAGGAGCTAGATGGGCGGTTTTACAACATCCTCAAAGTCATGGAGGACAAGGGCCACCGGGTGGAGCGGTTCCCTGGCGGCAAATTCAAGCTAACGCATCGTGAAGATTTGCCCAAAGCCAAAGGCAAGAAGTAACATGGGCAAAGCCGACGAAATGGTGGCACGCAAGCGCCACAACAAAGCCGTCATGGACCTGCCGGCCACGTTCTGCAATACGGTAGAGTTCAACTTAAGCGAATTGGGGCTACGCTTCACCTTTGGGGAGCTGCCACTAATTGACGGTGAGGAAGCAACCTATCGAGTTGCTATATTCATACCTGCTTCAATGGTAGCCGGCATGAGCCAAACCCTGGTCAAAATTCAACAGGATCAAGCAGCCAAGCAGCAAAAGGCCAAAGATGCTCTACAAAACTAAAGCGGGCGGCAGGACCCTATATAAAAGCCGCCCGCTGCTGCTCAGCCCCCAGCAAGCCTATACGCGCCCCAGCCCCGGCAAAGCGTGGTTCATGACCACAACTAGCGTCTGGCGCGTGGACGAAATTATCAAGCGCAGAGTACGTGATTGGCGACGCCTGACTGGTGAAACAGGGCATGACGGCGAACGATCAGAAACCATGAGGGCAGATCATGACTCGGTTTACACCGGAACGCATAGCGTATTCCCGGCACCTTTGGTGGAGTGGATTCTTCTGCGGTATGGCGGCGCTTCTGGTGGCCGAATTCTTGATGCTTTTGCTGGTGGTCCTCCGCGTGGTCTAGTAGCCACAATCATGGGATATTCCTATGTAGGTTTTGAAATTCGACAGGAGCAGATCGATGAGAATTGTAAGACCCTCAAAGAGCTTCAACTCGAAGGCGCACGGTATATCTGTGGCGATGGGCGCTATTTACAGCCGCAGGAAGACCTTGGTACCTTTGATGCGGCTATCACGTGTCACCCGGCAGACACAAAAATTACGACCGCATCAGGCATCAAACCAATTGATGCTGTCACTACCGACGACTGGGTCTTCACTCACACAGGAAGCTTCAAACCAGTCACCGAAAAACTGATTAGGCACTATGACGGTAAGCTTTACTCATTCTATCGTGACTACAAAGATTTACCTTTACGTGCCACAGCAGAACATCCCCTTTTGATAAGCAGACGTGGTTTTGTCAGTTGGACACGTGCCGATGAAGTACAGGTAGGGGATTGTCTCCTGGAACCAGTCAAACACGAGCCTAGAATAAAAATTGACGGTGGCCTTATATGGAAACATACCTACCCAGTCGGACGCAGCGGCCGGAAATTACGTGGGCGTGACAAAGTCTACGCAACCAAAGATGTGCTTCGTCTAATAGGTTACTTCCTTGCCGAAGGAAACACAAACAATAGAACAGTGCATTTTGCATTTAATGCAATAGAAAATAAATATAAAGCAGAAGTTGTGCGTTCATTTCGACGGACATTTTTTAGCAACACCTCTCTAAAAATTGCACGTAAGACCACTCACAGTATAGAAGGTCATAGTTCGGCAGCAGCACAATTCTTTGACGCCAATTGTGGGCGCGGGGCATCTAACAAGCACTTTCCTGGGTGGGTATGGGGCTGCTCTGATAAGTACCTTACAGAACTGCTTAAAGCTCTTTGGAATGGTGATGGATGGATGGAACGAAATAGCCCATCACAATTGGGGCACACGCGGTTCGGTTATGCCACCGTATCAGAACAATTGGCAGAGGATATTCGTCATCTGTTAATACGGTTAGGTGTAGTCCCCTCAGTAAGGGTCAGACCGCCACGGGCCAAAGGTCTTTTCACAGATGGAAAATATCACGTTTTCAAATCAGTACTTCCCCAATACAATCTAACAGTGAGGGGAATATATGCAGATAAACTTGCTCAGATATTGGGGGTTAGAATACAAAAATCAAAAACGAAACGAAGGCCATCCCGTAGCCCACAACTCACAAAAGATTATGTGCTATACCCAATTCGTTTAATAACCAAACGAAGGGTTAGTAATCTCCAAGTGTTTAACTTAGAGGTTGCCCACCACCATTCCTACGTTGCTGATGGGGTATGTTCTCATAATTGCCCGCCATATTTCGATCTCGAAAAGTACAGTGACCGGGCCGACGACCTCAGCAACCTCGCCACCTACGAACAATTCAACTACGGAATGTTTGCTACCGCTTTGGCCCACAAAGCCCTGATGAAGCCCGGTGCCTTTGTGTGCATTGTGGTGGGTAATTTCAGGGACAAAGAAGGCGAACTCATAGATTTTAGGGCACATACGGTTGAGAACTTCCGAGAGGTTGGTTTTGTGTTTTGGCAGGACATCATTCTGAGCAAGAACTTCGGCAGCGCTGCGCAACGCAGCACCAACTCCTGGAAAGGGCACAAGCTCGTGCCCATTCACGAACACCTACTCATTTTTCGTCAACCGGAGTAGCCTATGTCTGACACCTTCAAATGTCCCGCATGCGGCTTTGGCAGCATGATGGTAATGGACAGCCGGCCCTCCAAAGTTGGTGAGGAACCGGCCGTGCGCAGGCGGCGCAAGTGCAAGAACTGCGATACCCGAATAACCACCTATGAAATTGCCGGTGCACAGGATATTGAAGACCTGAGATTTTCATTGGGACGTATCATAGGGTTGGCCCGCAATGCCCAAAGTGCTTTGACCATTCTGCTGGATCAATATGAACCCCTGAGAGCAAGGCTTGACCGATGAGATTAATTGACCTAACCGGGCAAAAATTTGGTTTGTTAACTGTCCTCAAGCGTGGGCCAAATGCTACCGGTCACCATACTAGATGGTGGTGTCGTTGTGAATGTGGAAGTAAAAGCCTGATACAGGCTGTTTCACTACGAAGCGGTGATTCTACTGCTTGTGATGCCAACATACATCGGAAAGGGAATAATAAAACCCATGGGTACAGTAAGACAAAAACCTATTATGTCTGGTGGTTTATGATCCAACGTTGTCACAATGAGAATGTGCCATGTTTTGAGCGCTATGGTGGACGAGGAATTTACGTTAGCCAAAGATGGATTAAATTTGAGAATTTCCTTGCTGATATGGGACCAAAGCCGGAAGGCTTAACATTGGAACGGATTGACAACGACGGCCCTTACAGTCGTAAAAATTGCAAATGGGCCACCAATGCAGAACAACAACTAAATAAACGTCCTAAAAGAAAGAAAATAACATGAATAGAACTGAGTTGGTGGCAAAATTAGAACTTGTGAGCTACGCCCTTGCACAAAATAATCTTGTCCCGGTATTTGAATGTTTCTGTTTCAACACAAAGACAGTAAGTTGTTATAACGATGCACTTGCCATTATTGCGCCGTGCAAAACCAAGGATGCCTTTGCGGTCAATGGCAGCACGCTGTTGGGGCTGCTGAAAAACAGTCATGCGGACGAAGTTGAATTCTCAATTGAGAACAAAGAGGACGTCAGCATCAAAACCGGTAAGAGCCGCTTCAAGCTGCCCTATTTCACCAAGAATGAGTTCTTGTTTGAACCGGTAGATGATACTTGGGACAACAGCCTGCCAATTGACGAAGCTTTTCTGAAAGGGCTTGAAGCGTGCCTGTTGACCTCCTCACGTGACTTGGCCCAACCCGCATGGCTAGGCGTGAGCCTTCAGCCCAAGGGCAAGCGCATGGCACTGTATTCCTGTGACGGTGATGGTGTCACCCGGCACGTAACCGGCACCAAGGCCACGGACGTGACCGCCATGCTGCCAAACGCCTTTTGTGAGGCTGTGCTCCGTACCTGCAAAGAGACCGACTGCAAAACCGGCACCTTGAGTATCAACGCTGATTGGGCCAAGGCTGACCTGGGGGCCTATATCATCCTGGGGCGCTTGATTGAAATATCTACCCCAGTTGATTTTGAACATGAGATTGAGAACACCTTGAAGGGTGAGCCTGCGTTCATACCGCTGCCCAAGGGGCTGGATCACGCGCTATCACGTGCGCGGGTCATTGCCGATCCTGAAAGTGCCAAAACGTCGCTAGAAGTAGGTGAGGGTAAGCTTTACCTTTATACAGAAACACAAATGGGTTTGGTCAAGGACGTATTGCCGTGCCCCAAACACGCAGAGGTGACTGCCGACGTATTTGCCGCCATGGTGCAACGCGCCATTGGCTTGTGTGACGAAATTGCAATCCTGGACGGCTGCACCGTATATAGGCAAGGTGAAACGCTGTTTATGGTTGTGAGCAACATGGGGTAAAGCCGTGGTCGAAGAACCAGCAGAGACCATTGAACGACTCAAAGTACAAGTAGCCAAGTTGACGGCGCGCGTAGCCGAACTTGAGTTTTACCAAGACGAACTTAGGCGTGAATTGGAAGTTGGAGTGCAAAAGCTTCCTTTCCATCTTACCCCCATGCACGGGCTTATTGCTGCTTTGTTTCTTAAACATCGAAATACTGTTCTAAGCAAAGAGGCCATTTGGCTGCATCTGTACGGGGCACCACCCCCGAACAAGCCAAAGCCGCTGCTGACGCGCTAGCGGCTTAATATGGGATTCTTTTTTACCAAGTCACGCCCCGGTAAACGTACTGGCGCGGGTGCTGGTAGGGCCGTTTCAGCCGGTATGCCCCCTAGCCGGGCCAAGCAAACGGCCACCACGCTAGCGCGCCTGGGCTGTTCTGGTTGCCCACTCAATAACGCCCCCGTAATCACCCCAAAAATGACCCCAACTCTGGTAAAAGGTGGCCAAATCTACTTTCTCGCTGAAGCACCTGGAAGAGACGAGGATGAGCGCACCGGCAAACCACTGACCGGCCCGTCGGGTCAATTGCTGCGTGAGTGCATACCTGATGATTGGGAAGGTGAGTGTTCGTTCGATAACGTCATAAATTGCCGGCCACCCAAAAACCGCGACCCTGCATGGCAAGAAATTGAGTGCTGCCGACCACGCCGAGTCAAGTATATTGAACAGGCCAAACCACGGCTTATTATTGGGCTTGGGGCAGTTCCTCTCCAAGCTGTCCTAGGTTCTCAAGACCTGAAGGGGATGCGAGGGCGGATTTTTGCCGTCAAGTTTGGTTCCCATTCATGTTGGTTCCTCCCCACCTATCATCCGTCGTTTATCCTGCGTGTGGCCAAAAACAAGGCAAAGCCTCTCAATAGCCTGATGGGACATTGCTTCAGGATGGACATACGCAAGGCGTTTGAATTGGTTGAAGGGCTTGAACCGCCCCATATTGACGATGAAAAGGAAATACGTTCAAACATACAGTGTTTTGATGGCTCCAAATCAAGCCACATCCAATCAGTCATTGACTTGCTCTACGAAGCCCGCAAAGCCCCAATCAAAGCCGTAGATATTGAGACCAAGGGTTTACGGCCCTACAAGGCCAGTGCAGCCATCATGACGGCTGCTATAAGCTTCAAAAATACGAATTTTTCCTTCGCGTTGGATCACCCGAAAGCTGTGTGGCCTGACCATGTGAAACCAAAACTCCGCGTCCTCCTCAAAAGCCTGCTCAAAGATGACACTATTAAAGTAGCGCATAACGCACCGTTTGAGATTGAATGGTTCATCTGGTATTTGGGCCGAGACATAATCAACCATGGGGCTTGGCACTGCACGCAGATGCAGGCTCACTTCCTGGATGAACGCCGGGGCAAATCCCGCAGCAATGAGGAGAGCGACCGACGCGCCGCCTATCAGGCGTTGGATTTTCTGTGCAAGCAGCATTTTGGCTTCACCTACAAATCGCTGTTCAAGCTCGACAAGAAGGATATGTCTAAATCACCCTTGGGTGAGACCCTACTTTACAATGGGGTGGACACCAAGATTACGCTGCGGCTGCATCACCGGCAAGTGAAGCTTCTCAAACAGTTTGGATTGTACGACGCGTACATTGAAGCGCTGCCACGGCAGTCCAGCGTAGCCATGATGCAGTTCTTAGGCGTGCCGGTAGATCAGGCAGAGGTCAAAAAAGCACAGAAGAAGCTTGGCCCTGAGATCAAACAAATTGAGGCTGACATTGCCGGGCTGAAAGTGGTCAAAGCCTATGAGCGCGATCACGGCAAGTTTGAGCCATCCAAAAACGAACAGATTATCACTGTTTACAAGGATTACCTTAAGCGGACTGAGATTGAGGTTCAGCCTGAGCGCTATGAGGCCCATGATTTCAACAAATCATCTGAGAGCAAACGCCGCTTTGATGACAAAGGTGGCACCAAGTATTCGGTGGACAAAAATGTACTTGAGCAAATTGACCATCCATTGTCCCAATTGGTGATTGACTTCCGCAACCGCAGCAAATTGTTATCCACTTACGTTGATGAACTGGAACTGGGCAAAGGTTCATTAATTTACCCAGACGGATTGCTTCATCCAAATTTTAATACCACTTTCACAGAGACAGGGCGAACATGCGTCGCTGGCAATACTATTTTGGATACAACAAAGGGCAGTTTTGAAATTAAGAATTTGGACTTGACAACAAAGCACAAAAATGCCCACATTAAAACCCATGCGGGAAAAACGTGTAGAATTGAAAAATTATGGTACAAAGGCAAAGAGCCAATGTATCAGTTACAATTCGCTAACGGGAGCCACATTACTTGCACTGCAAGGCACCGGCTTCTCACGCCAACTGGTTGGTTGTTTGCAAACGACATCAGGGTTGGCCAGAAAGTATCAACTTCAAACAGTTTCAAGAATGGACATTTCCAACCAAGAGCAATTAAAAGCATTTGGAGAGCGCCGCCAAAATATAAGAATTCTCTCCGAGAGAGACTTTGTGTGGGTGATGCTGTTGCATTGCTACCCCTTGGTATCATTAGAAAAACATACAGGGATAACATTCAAGATCCTGAATTATTCCCGTTATTGGCATCGTCACAAATATCAAGCAGCGCTCAAGTTTGTCATCAGCAGAAATTACGCTGCAACCGTATTTGGGAATACACGCGGAGCCAGAAAACCCAGAGAAAAATTGAATGCAGTTTTGCTTCAGAATCTTTTAATGAAAGGGATGGCGTACGAAGCAATTGCAGCCGAAATGAATACTTCTGTCTTTATGATAAAACGAAATATAGTGTACTACGGTCTCAATGGCGGTTCTCCGTTACCTCACCGGTTTGGCCAAATGGCAGAACTGGAATTATCAATCATGGAAGAACTAGCACCGGGGCTTCGAGAAGTTATAAGTCCACAACACTATTACAAAGACACAGTGCAAGCTTCATTTATGCTCTACAAAGCCTTTCTAAGTGGAGTTCTTTTGATAGAAAAAATCAGGCGCCTGGGGCACAGTATTGCATGGCAACAAAATGTACGAGCACCGGAGGTTTGTTGGTCCAAGAACTTAGGCGAAGCGAGAATAGCCAAATTTCTGTTGGACGAAAATATAAAACACCATCGTCAGTGGCCATTCATAACAGCAGATGGCCCACGTCAGGCAGATTTCTATCTGCTAAAATTAGGAGCAGTTGTCGAAATAGATGGACAGCAACATGCTTGGCAATCAAACAGACAAAAGGACAAGGTACGTCAGCAAACCTTGGCCTCTATGAAGATACCTATTTTCAAGATGTCCGATTTGCAAGCCTTACACAACTCGAAAGCAGCAATGGAAACAATTTTGGAACAACTGCCCTTACGTCCATCAAATATGTGGGTGTGCAAGATGTATGGGACATCACGGTCGAAAGAGATCACAGTTACGTGGCTCAAGGCTTGATCCACCACAACAGTTCGGATGATCCAAACGCCCAGAATTGGCCCCAAAGGAATGATGCTTGGGTGCGCAATCAAATAGCTGCGCCTGATGGCTACACACTAGTAGCCTTTGACTACGGGCAATTGGAAGCTTGCACGGTTGCCATGTGCTCCAAAGACAAGGTATTGGTCAAGGCATTGTGGGAAGATTACGATATTCACTACGAATGGGCTGAACGAACCGCTTACGAATACCCACCCATCATAGGGGGCACCAAATTCATAAAAGACAAGGACGTGATGAAAAAGTTTAGATCGAGAATTAAGAACAAATTAGTGTTCCCCGCAATATTTGGTGCACAGAACTCATCTATTGCAGCTTACCTTGATATCCCCGAGGAACACGTTGATGTTCTAATGCGTGAATTTTGGAAAACCTTCCACGGCCTTTATGAGTGGCAAGAACGCTTGATGAAACAATACTGGGAAGTGGGCTGGGTTGAGACATTGAATGGCAGGCGCCGTCACTACCCCATGACCCGCAATCAAGCGATAAACGATCCCGTGCAGGGCACCGCTTGCGAAATTGTATGTGATAGCATGAATGTATTATCCGAAACTGCCGCAAGAACCAGCCAATGGCATCTACACCCAATTCTTAACATTCATGATGATCTGACAATGTGTATCCCCGATGATGACAAGATCTTAGAAAAAGCAATCAAGGACGTATATACGGTTATGCTCAGCCCACCTTACAACTTTATCAATGTACCTTTATCGGTTACCTGCTCTGTAGGCAAACATTGGTACAAAATGACCGAAATAGATAAATACTGGTCACACCGAGATGTCTAGTCTCCATGTAAAATACCGTCCAACCACCTTCGACGAAGTGGTGGGGCAGGACGCGGTGGTCAAAAGCCTCAAGCGCGTGATCAAGGACAAACGCGCCCAGGTATTCCTCTTCACAGGGCCAGCCGGTACGGGTAAAACCACTCTGGCTCGTATTCTTGGCAATACATTCGCAGGGGGTAAAGCCACCAATGCCAATATTCAGGAAATACGTGCGGCTGAGAACACTGGTGTTGACGACATGCGTACTGTTATTCAGCATAGCACTTATAGAGCTATTGGTGCTTCGTCGGTCAAATCAATTATCGTTGATGAATCTCACCGTTTGTCAGGCAATGCCTGGGATGCACTGCTCAAGGCAGTTGAGGAACCACCCCCACACCTCTATTGGATGTTCTGCTCAACCAATCCCGCCAAAATCCCCAAAACAATTATCACCCGTTGCCTGCGCTACGAACTAAAACCCGTCAGTGAAGACGACCTGATGGAACTGATCCTCAGGGTGGTGGATGCTGAGAAGCTGGACATTGCCGACGAAGTCATTGAGGCCGTGGTTGAAGAAGCCGGTGGGTCACCACGTCAAGCCTTGGTGTTCCTTGAGGCATGCTCCTATGCTGAAACGGCCGCTGAGGCACGCGCAGCCATGCGCAGCGCGGCCCAATCCAAAGAAGCCGCTGATTTATGCCGATTTTTGCTGGGACAGCGTGGGCGCACCTGGGCTGAGGCCATGCGGCTGGTCAAGGCCATGGGTGACGTTGATGCTGAGAGCATCCGCATTGTGGTCATAAATTATCTAAGTGTCGTGGCCATGGGCACCAAAGGTGACGACAAGGCCCGCGCCGCGCTGAGCATGATCCAAGCGTTTTCACAGACGTATAATTCTAGCGACAAGATGGGGCCACTATTGCTGTCAATAGGAATGGCGCTCAACTTGGACAGATGAGGAGAATTGGAATGAGTGAACAACTTTACGGGGCGGGGCAAACTGCGAAGCAAGCCAACACGGCAATAAACCAAAACACAATCGGTTCACATCTTACTGATTTGGATGTTCACAACAAGCGGCTCTACGAACTGATGCAACAATTGATCAGTATCGGCGACCGGCTACTTGGCGTTCGTCCTGAACCGGTGAAAAAAGCGGGCAACCCGGAACCGCCCTCAGGCAGCCTAACCCTTAGCCTGCAACGCAAAGCACGCGAACAGTCAATGCTAATTGGGGCTTGTGGTGAATTAGCCACCCGCATTGAAAGTGCGCTCGGCGATAACCGTGGCTGATACAGACGAATTCCGGGCGTATTTGGCTATTGACAAGCACGCGCTGGATCAAGAGCTGCAAGAACAGCCCATGCTGTTCTTCAAAATTAGCGAAGCCTTTGTGCAAGCTGCCGCTGAGCGCGACATGCTCAAGGAGCAATTGGCCACGGTTGACGCTAGGCTTGACGGTGAGGCACGGCGTATTCTTGACAAGTCAGGTGACAAATACACCGAAGCCATGGTCAAAAACGCGGTACAAACCGACAAGAAGCATGAAGCCGGCATGAAGAACTACCTTGCTGCCAAGGAGCAGGCCGACGTACTGGCTGCTCTCAAGGAAGCCTTTCACTCTCGCGGGTACATGCTGAAAGATCTTTGCAATCTCTATGTCTCAAATTATTATGATGAAGAATCATTCAAAGATACCAGAACAACAGACTTTGAATACAGGAAAAACCGTGACCACATATCGAGAGCGCGTGAAGCGAAGAAGCCCACTGACCGCACTTAAAGCAGCGTTTAGGGCACAACGCAACTCAGCAATTAGGGAAAGAGGAATTGCATGGGAAATGACATTTGAGGAATGGCTTGATGTTTGGACAAAGTCGGGCAAGCTAGCCCTACGTGGCAAAGGGCGCGGGAAGTATGTTATGTCACGCCCCAACGATGTGGGTCCTTACAAAGTTGGAAATGTTCGCATAATCCTTGGGACACGAAATGTTCGTGAGGCCCAGTTGGGTAAACCTGAAAGCCCGGAAGCAATTGAGAAAAATCGTAGAGCCCAAACTGGGAGAAAGCACAGTGCCCGTACTAGAATGCAAATGAGTCGAGCCCAAAAAGGCAAAGTATTCTCAGATTTACATAGAGCGCGCATGTGTGATGCTCAACGCAAGCGATTTGCACGTGAGCGTCAAGAGCGAGATTTGTGTTCTCTTTATACCGCAAACTACTATGAGGAAGGATCCGTCAAGGCCACCCCTGGGACGGACCGGGCGACGTATAATAAGGGTAGGCAACGCATTGCTGAAGCTAGGGGGCGCCGTGACGACGATTGACCCATGGACGTTACTGGCTTCAGTGCTGATAGGGGCGCTGATCCTTTACGTGGTATGCAAAGCCATCATTGGTACCTATTTCAAGGCCAAAGAAAGCTTTGTGGATAAAATGGTGAACAAGCTGAAAGGAGCCAGTAATGGCAAAGGGTAGAGAGCGTGACCGTGACGATGACGACGACCGCAGTGAAAAGCGGGGTTTCAGGTATGAGAGGCGTTCCCGTGAGGATGTGAAGGCCCGCGCCAACATGCGCGGTGGTGGCTTCGACAGCTTCATCAAACAGGAATTCAAGCGCTACAAGGTGCGTGACGGCAAGAACCTGGTCCGCATCCTGCCAGCCACTTGGGAAAAAGCCAAGCACTACGGCTACGATATTTGGATCAACTATGGCATCGGCGCCGACAACCAATCCTACCTGTCACTCAGCAAGATGGACCATGAGGACGCCGACCGCGACCCGCTGGTTGAGGCCCGCCGTGAGGCCCAGCGTGAGGGTGATGAAAAGGTGGCCAAGGCCCTTGCACCGCGCCAGCGCGTGCTGGTGTGGGTCATAGACCGCAATGAGGAGGACGAAGGCCCGCAGCTTTGGGACATCCCCTTCAGCGTGGACAAGGACTTCGTCAACCTCTGCCTGGATGAGGACACCAAGGGGGTTAGCTACCCGGACGATCCCAAGAAGGGACATGATATTCGCTTCTATAAGGAGGGGTCAGGGGTTGGCACCAAGTACCCGGCAGCGCGCATGAAGATCTTGGACGAATCCCCGCTGCATGAAGACCGGGACATTTACGACGAGTGGATGGGCTACGTCGAGGAAAACCCGGTGCCCGAGTGCCTTCAGTTCTACAGCGCCGATGAAATCCAGGCAGCCTTTGACGGCCACGTGGCCACCCGTGACGATGACGATGAGGACAAGCCCAAAAAGCGGTCACGGGATGACGATGACGATGATCGCCCCGCCAAGCGCCGGGCACGCGATGATGACGAGGATGAAAAGCCCCGTCGCAGCCGCAGCCGTGACGATGACGATGACGACAAACCCAAGCGGCGTGAACGGGTCCGTGAAGACGCGGATGATGACGATGACAAACCGCGCAGCAGCCGCAAGCGTCCGGCTGACGATGACGATGAGCCGGAGGAAAAACCCAAGCGCCGTGAGCGGGTGCGTGAAGATGACGATGACGCGGATGAAAAGCCGCGCACCAAACGCGCCCGTGAGGATGATGCTGAGAACGATGATGACGCCGAGGAAAAGCCCCGGCAAAGCATCAGGGAGCGCCTTGCGGCACGCAAGAAAAGCGCCAAACCGGCTGACGACGACGATTGACCGTCAGGCTGAAATGCTCAAACGCGGCGGTATTGATCCAATCCGGATTGACCGTCGCGCTTTGAGTGAAATACTCAACGACGAAATACCCTACGCACGTTGGGCCAAGGAACAATCACGTCTTGAAAGGGCTGGCTATGCCGGATGGCGAGACTTCCTCAACAAACGCAAACCCCCCTGGGATTGACGCTGACCTGTATGATACCCACAAGGAGCTGCTTGCCGATTTGTGGAATCTTTGGGGCTTGCACCGCCGCCTGAACGCTGACCTTAGAAAAATGGATCAGGAACGCTTCTCACGTATTTCAATAGTCTCATGTACTCACCTTGCTGCTGTGACCGCCGTGGACGTGAGCATGAGTGAGGAACAGTTCCTGAATACCTGCAAAGCCAATTACCGGGCAGCGGTACAGCACGCACCGCGATGGGGATGAAATGTCAAAACGTGAGCGGGTCACCGAAGCCAAATCCTCATACTTCGCGGAGGATAAAGCCAACTACAGCTTCGTCTCGTCGGGGTGCACTTTACTGGATTGTGCCCTCGGTGGCGGCTATCCACTGGGGCGCATCGTCAACATTGTGGGTGACAAAAGCACAGCTAAGACGGCTTTGGCCACGGAAGCCCTCATAAACTTTATCAGCCGGTACCCTGACGGCGTGCCCGCCTACCGTGACACTGAGTCGGCCTTTGACCAAGCCTACGCTGAAGCCATGGGGCTGAAGCTGGACAAGGTTGATTTTGGCTCAGATGATCCACTGGTGACGGTTGAAGCCTTCACCCGTGATTTTGACAAATTTCTTGACACACGAATTGACACCGAAACACCCGGCGTTTACGTGGTGGACAGCCTTGACGCCCTTTCAGACGAAGGTGAAATGGAACAGGATATTGGCAAAGGCACCTATGGCACCGCCAAGGCCAAGCTCCTGAGCATATTCTTCAGAACCACCGCGCACCGTATTCAGGAGAGCCGGGTATTGCTGTTGGTGATCTCACAGGTGCGCGACAACATTGGGGCCATGTTTGGTGAGAAGCACAAACGGTCGGGTGGCCGGGCGCTGGACTTCTATGCCTCACAGGCGCTGTGGCTGGCCCATATGGGTGAACTAAAGCGCGAAGTCAGCAAAGTGAAGCGTGCCTATGGGGTTGAGATCAAGGCCAAGGTACGCAAGAATAAAATAAGCCTCCCCCTAAGAGAAGCCCGGTTTAATTTCGTATTTGGATATGGAGTTGAAGATTTAGGGGCTAGCATTGATTGGCTTAAAGAACTTGGGCGTCTAAAAGACGCCGATATATCACCTACTCAATTAAAAGATTATATTAAGGAAATAGACACATTGACTGATAAAGAGTATAGTGCCGAAAATAACAGGATAGCAAAGGTGGTACGCCAAATATGGCGCGAAGTTGAGATTTCTTTTTTACCGAAACGACAGAAATACCCCAATGATTAAAAAGCCAACAACATTAAGGTGCCCCACTTGTAATTGTTTAAGAAAAGTGCCTGACTATTGGGGAAGAACCGCAGATAAGATGCGCCTTAAAATTATGAACAGGCAGTGTAAAAAGTGTGGCACTGGTAGGAAAAAGTCACATGGGCTAGGGCAGCATCCAATTTATATGGTTTGGTATAACATGATGGTCAGATGTGGGCATAAGGATGCCTATGTTCGAGAAACTGTCATCAAAAATTACAGGGATAAAGGGATAATTGTTTGTAAACAATGGAGACGATTAGAAACATTCTCTCAATGGGCATTTGAAAATGGTTATAGGGAAGGCTTATATTTAGACAGAAAAAGTAACAGCAAAAATTACTGCCCAAACAATTGCAGATGGGTAACATCAACCATATCAGGCCAACACAGAGCCAAGGTCAAACTAAGCCTATCAAAGGCCAGAAAGATACGAACCTTACATAATAAGGGCATCGGCTTTGGTGAATTAGCAAAACAGTTTATGGTACATCAAACCACAATTAAGCGAATATGCCAAAATGAAACATGGAAAAACTGCTAGTGGAGCCAAATATGCCCAAAGATGAAGCCAAGCACGCCTATGAGATCACGACGGCAATCGTCAACTACATCAACATCAACAATGATGTTTTTCGCACTGACCGGGTGACGGCGCTTGCGGAAGCCAAAGCCACCCTGACTGAAAAGCTGGAAGCAGCGCTGAAGCGTCCATGAGGGCTGGCGGGGGCAAGAGCAAGGGAGCGAGTTTTGAGAGGCACGTTTGTGTGCAGCTCTCATTGTGGATGAGCAAAGGTGCAGCCGAAGATCTATACTGGCGTTCGAGTATGAGTGGAGGGAGATCAACCGTAGCGGCACGCAAAGGCAAACGGCTGGCAGCACAAGCCGGTGACATTTCCTGCATCCACCCCACCGGGGCACCCCTCACCAAACACTACTATATCGAATGCAAGTCATATCGTGACTTAAACTTCGTGGGCTTGCTAACTGGCAAAGGCAAGCTGATTGAGTTTTGGAATGAGACACGGTCACAGGCCAAGCATTATGACAAACGCCCGTTACTCATTGCCAAACAAAACCAGCAGCCCATCATTGTGTGTCTGGACCGTGACGGCTTGGCCGATCTGTGCTTACATGCACACCTGAGCGCCCCTAGCTGGCAACTTCGCGTGGTGCTCTTTGATACCTTTGTGACAAATGCCGTGAGGCCGGTATGACGTGGAATTTGGGTGATTACACCTGGACTAATTTTGAGAAGACCAAAAACGGCCGATTGAGCATCGGCGGTACCCAGTTTTATATGCGTGTGGGGCTGTTCATGGGGCGCCCAACTCAAGTGATCCAAACGCATGGTGAGTTCGTCAAGATGCGTTTAGTCAAGGGCTACCCTAAGGGAAATCTTCAGGTTTTAGACCCGACCAATAACAAAGCTTGTCTTTATCATGCCGAAGGATGGGGCACCTTTCAATGGAAACCCCCGACTGGATTTGTGAACTTAAATGAACTCGTCAAGACCACCCTGCGCAACTGCACGGGTGAGTTGGCAAAGAATATTCAACGTAATAATGCCCTGCTGAAGAAGCTGAGTGCACGTCCATGACCGTGATCGTAGCCCCCACTGAACCACTGACAATGCACACGTCAGATGACGTGATTAGTGCCTATCTCAGTGACTTGTTGGGCACACTGTCCTTTGAGTCGTTTGAAGCGGCTGAAAACGCCACCATCACATTGATGAAAACCAAGTTCTACTTGCGCATCGGTGTATTCCTTGGTGTACCTTCAAAAGCTATCATCGCCGAACAGCAGTTCGTGAAGATGCAGCACTGTGATGGCTACGACAAAGCCGATTTGAAAGTGCTTGACCCCAAAGACCCCAATACATGCCTTTATGGGGATGGTACCGATTGGGGGCACTGGCGGCCGCCGTACAGGGCACCGGCTGGCTATGCAGGGCTACAACAATTTGGATCAACTTACGCACAAAACTCACTGATGGCACAACAAGGGATCTCTGGTTTGCAACAGCTTCAAGGGCAGTCATTTGGTGGGCCAAATCCAGCTTGGCCCGCACATAAAGCATGGTACCAAAATCAGGCAAAGCTTCTTAAGGCCCAGGCTCAAGCCCAGATGTATTCTGCTCAACCAAGCAAACTTGGTGTTGGGGTTCCTCAGCAATCACCCCCAATCCAAAAGCCAAGTGCTTGGCAGACCTTATTTGGAAAATCGGCCATATGAACTCGTTGATAACTACTGACCTTCACCTTTCTGACCGTGCGCGTGACAAGCACCGTTTTGGGCTATTCAGGTGGCTTGCACGTCAACAGGAAAAATATGACGTTGAGGCCACCTACATTTTAGGTGATTTAACGGAGAACAAGGATCGGCACTCCTCATTGTTGGTCAACCGGATTGTTGAGGAGCTTTTCAAGCTGAAACCCCCTGTTTTCGTTCTAAGGGGCAATCACGATGGGCTTGACCCCAACAGCCCGTATTTCAAGTTCCTGAACTGTATCGAAGGGCTTCAGTTTGTGGTGGACCCATGCTTCAACAAGGCCCTGAGTGTGGCTTTTGTGCCACACTGCGCAGATCAGGTGACTTTCAACCGGGCTTGCAAGCAAATGCCCCCCAAACCGGCCCTGTTCCTGACCCACGCCACATTTACCGGCGCCAAGGCTGAAACCGGTACCGCTTTGTCGGGCCTCAGCGCGTCACCCATTGAGTTGTTGCAGCCCGGTAGGGTGTACAGCGGTGACGTGCATGTGCCGCAGCGGTGTGGCCCTGTGACCTACGTGGGGGCACCCTTTCATGTGAAGTTTGGTGACCGCTTCACCCCCAGGGTGCTATTGCTCAAGGGTGACCGGGAAACTGACCTGCATTTTGACTGTCCCCGCAAGCTGACACTGACAGTACGCGACGTGGATGATATCCTCAACAACAAAGAATTGAAGGTTGGGGATCAGGTCAAATTGGTGATTGAAATGGCGCGTGAGGAAGCCGTTGAATGGCAAGCCACCAAACAACGTATTCTTGCCGCTTGTCGTGAGGGTGGTTTGGAAGTATTTGGAGCCGAACTCAAAATCAACACCACCGCACGACGTGAGCGCGTCAAACTGAATGAGGGCTCCGTGAAATCACCGCTCGAAGTAATGACTGCCTTCTGCAAAGCTGAAGGTATAGCGTCTGTTATCAAAGCAGCAGGCTTGGAACTGTTGACAGTTGGGAAGTAACACGGGGTTAGTGGATGACTAGTAAGGCGACCAAGTGGAACCGAAAGAAGTTGGCGGCCTATGATGTGCGCCACCATGTGCCGCCGCATGTCATAGAGATTATCAACACTCCGCATGACCACGAGGGCGACAAGAATGAGCCAATCTGGATCATCTGGAAGCATCAAGTCGGCTTCCCTCCCGTCATCGACACTCTGTGTGATACAGCCGACAGCGCCGTGTATCACTATGGGATGCTCGCCGGGGAAATCGCGCAAACTAGGCGAATGAATTTGAGCGCACACGTCGAGCGAGTGCCTGCAAACCATCGCTTTGCGTCAAGCCTAAATGACGTGTTCGCCGATAAGACTTTCACAACGATGAAACAGAAAACGGCCAGAAATGCTTTCCGCTATGCGCGCGAAGGCGATTAACAGGACGTTAATTGGGAACTCAAATGTCGGCGCAGATAGTTCCATTTCCGCAGCAACCGAAAGAGCCGGACGTCAAAACGATTCACGCTTGCTTCGAACGACTGGCAAACGGCTGGCCGTGCCCGATGCCTGCCACGAAGAAAATAAAACTGATTGATGTAGATAGTGGGATGCCGGCCGGATCGAAGTGGTACTGTCACAAGCATTTTTTCCAAAGTTAACCGCCGATTAACCGGGCACTGTAAATGCTGAACCTGCCATTGCTTGAAGAACTTAAAGCCCTAAAGAAAGACATTGATGGCCCCTATGCCGTCACGAGAAAAGACAAATTAGCCTATTCGGCAGTGCTGGCACGGGTTATCCAAAACCTAAGCAATGCCCCACCCTTGCGTTTTGTGGTATCTATCCCCTATTGGGGGCCTTGGCATTCTCACACTTGCCGAAACGTCACCATCCCGTCAGTGTTGGCCGCGATCAATTATGCTCACGCCGAAGACAGGGTTCGGTTTGTCATTCACACCATCAGCCCCGATGCCACGAAAGGTTTGCTGAAAGGCTTCGAAGCAGAATACCTGCCGTTGCCGCCGCATGCCAATCAATGGGTACAATTCTCCATGGGGCACAAAGACACCTTGGCACGGGCCAAGGCCGGTGAATGCCCCTGCCTCTTGTGTGCTGATAATTTGGTCTCACGTGAGTTCTTCACATTCACCGAGTGGGCCGTCGCTACCGGCTACAAAACCATTGCGGCACTTGGCCCCCGCGTCACGGCCGATCCAACAAAAGTGCCTATAGGTTCTGAGGCAAGCCAACTGGCAAGCTGGGCCACGGAACACCCGCATCCGTGGACCAAAAGCCTTTTCTACAACACAGGTAATTCCAATTGTCCTTCTGTGGTGTACTTCCAGGGCACCCAAGGCATAAGTGCCCATGCGTTTCACCTGCACCCGGTTATGATGCTTAAAGATAGAAATCTCACATTTGAAGGTGATGCCATCGACTACGACCTGCTCAATTCGTTCAAATCAGATGAAATCTATGTGGTGGCCAACAATGAAATTTTCCTATGTGACGTAACCCAACCGGATCGGGTACACGGCACCGCCAGCCCACTTAATGATACTGAGATCATCCAATGGGCCAAAAACCCACACAGTGTAACACCCTTGCACCGCTGGAATTTCAAGCACAGAATCACCCTCACAGGTCAGGGTGCCAACAGCCAACTGATAGCAAATCATATTCTTAAAAACTTGGAGGAGAACGATGGGACTAGGCCCGGCAGCACGTGAGTTGTACCAAAAGCTAAACCTGAAGCCCCCGGCACGGGTTTGTGATCTTGGCTCTCAGGAAATGAGCCAAGGTGTCAGTGGGAGTGCCAAAGACTGGATGGAAGAACAGGGCTTCGATTACACCTGCATTGACTTTGACGGAAAATTCGGTGCGCTCAAGCTGGATTTGAATGTGGCCACTATCCACGATATTTATCAAGCATACACTGAAACTTCGTTTGACATTGTGACCAATCACGGCACCACAGAACACATCTTCAATCAGGCAAACGTGTTCAAGCTGATGCACGATTTGACTGTACTGGGGGGCTTGATGATCCATGCCGTCCCCACGCCCAAATTTGGCCCTTCACATGGCTTCTATTATTATGACGAAAGTATTTTCGATGATCTGGCCCACGCCAACGATTATGAAATCCTGCAAAAGTACCGGCAGGATGATCCCTACGAGATTATCCTAGTAGCTTTTAGAAAACAGTACACCAATTCGTTCAGGGTGCCAATTCAGGGGATGTACCGGGACCGTGTTTGACATTGTAAGCGTTGAACTGGAGGATTTCAGGTCCTTCCGTGGTGAACACAGTTTTAAGTTCCCCACTGAGCCGGGGCTCTATGCCATCACCGGCAAGAACCTTGAGAACTCACGTGTGGGGAGCAACGGCGCGGGCAAGACCACCCTGCTTGAGTCGGTATATTGGTGCCTATACGGTCACACCACACGCGGCCTGAAGGCCGGGGACGTGGTTAGCTGGGGTGCTAAGCGCTGTGCCGTCACCTGCCACCTGACCGTAGCCAGTGACCACCTGACGGTTACCCGCACCCAAAGCCCCAACAGCCTCACGCTGAATGACCGCCCGGTTGATCAGGACAACCTGCAAAAGGCCCTGCGCATTGGCCCTGAGGCTTTTACCTACGCGGTCATGATCCCGCAATTTGGTGACGCCTTCTTTGACCTGTCACCCAGCGACAAGCTGACGCTGTTCTCCCAGATCATGGAACTGGATTACTGGCTGAACAAAAGCAAAGAAGCCGATGATTTGGCTAAAGACATACTGAGTGCCAAGGAAGCGCTTGAGCGTGATGCAGCCAAATGCCGGGGGCAGCTTGAGATCATTGACGAGGACATTGCCAATCTGCGTGGCAAGAACAAAACCTTTGCAGAAGCTGAGGCTGAGCGCATTAAACGATTAAAACAGGACTTGCAAGAAGCAGGCGTTAAGGCAATTGATGCCGGTGAGGCCATAGAGTTTACACAAAAGGCCCTCAAGAACTTGACTATCAAGCTTGAGACAGTGGGGCGTGGTGCCAAGAAGTGCCCCACCTGCGGGCAACCTATAGCCAACAAAGAACTAAATGCACTGCTTACCAATCAGACAGACTTTGAACGTCAGCTTCGCAAGCTAGAGCGTGACAAGGAAACCGCTCAAGGTGAGATACGTGTAACCAAATCCGCGATGGCACCACGTGAGAACCCCTATGCCGACGAAGTTGCCAGTAAGCTGATTGCCAAGGAAAAGGCCAAGGGCAAAATTGCCTCCCTAAAAGACGAAATAGACACCCTCAATGAAGATCACGCCGCGATCAGCTTTTGGGTTATGGGCTTCAAACGGGTACGGCTATTCATTGTGGAAGAAACCCTGCGCCAACTGGAACTTGAGATCAACAACAGCCTGACCAGCCTGGGGCTGCTTGATTGGCACATTACCCTGGACGTTGAGCGTGAGAACAAGTCCGGGGGCATCACCAAAGGCTTTGTGGTGCTAGTGCACGCGCCTGGGGCGCCTGGGCCAGTACGCTTCGAAGCCTGGAGCGGAGGAGAAACTCAACGTCTGAGGCTTGCCGGTGACCTGGGCTTGGCCAACCTGATTATGGAACGCGCTGGGCTGACCAGCACCGTTGAGTTCTTTGACGAACCTTCACGCCACCTAAGCCAAGAGGGTATGCTTGATCTGGCTGATACGCTTGCGCAGCGCGCAGCCTCACAAAACAAAAGGATAATCGTTATTGAACACAATCTACTGGACTACCCCTATGATGGGGTAGTCACCATTGTGAAGGACACCGACGGCTCACGTATTGACTAATGGACCAAGGCATTCCAAGGGGCGCCGAAAGCATGCCATCCGAGAATTGCAACAAGTACCCATAACCAGAACCAGCCTCCAATGATCCACCAGCCGGGGCGGCATCCCACCACGGCCGGGCGGTGAAAATAATACACAACACGAAGATCAGCCAAAACCAAAAGCCAAGAGGCATGGGGGTCTCCTCTGTCAGCGCCGCTCAGGCGCAATGATGTTTGGTGGTGTAGGGGAACTAAGTGACAGGCGCGGTGGTGTGCCACCACCATAGGCAAGAATGTCTTTCAACGAATAGGCAATTGCCAGCATGATGATGATCCCCTTGAAGATCAAACGGATACCATCCGGCATCATCGTCAAAAGATCAACAACATAATACCAAAACAGCGCCCACAGGATAAGTTCGCAAAGTACGATGAAAAGTGAGATCGCGTCCATTAGATGTGCCCAAGTAGAACAAGGATCAGCACAATCACCAAAACGAGCCCAAGGCCCCCACCCAAGTAGGGGCCACCCCCGTAAAACGGGCCACCGCCAATCCCGCTGAACCCCCCAAGCAGCACAATGATCAAAATGATGACGAGCAGGGTTCCAAGACTCATGGCCGTCTCCTCGCTATTTGATCTCACCATAGCTGAAAGCTGCACACATTTCAATCTGAGCAATTTTGAACAGTCAGCCGTGCACAGTGCCTGTAAATAAGGTATCATCCCCCGCCTACATTCAAATGAAAGGGATACCTCCATGCTTACCGTAAGATCAAACCGGCCAGAAACCAAAGCCTACGACGGTTTGTTTGTCATGCCACGCACTGACTACTGCGTGGTTGAGTCCGAAGACGGGAAGTTGCTTATTGTGACACCGGGCGAACTTTATGATGGCCCCATAGAACGACTGAGGGTCAAATCAACTCGTCCCCATATAAAAGTGCACAATGGACAGGAAGTTCGGGTTGTCAGGGCCATCAAATCCGGAGACTCGGGCTATAGCGAGGACGTTGGTCAGGTGGTTGTGCAGCCAAAGGACGGTGCACAATTCACCGTGCAAAATGATGAATTGGTCAGTGACTTCGAAGAATGTGACGGGGTGATCCACAGCAACCGCCCAGAACTGAAAGACCACAAGGGTGAAAGCGTTAGGGTACTGCGCAGCGTGCGCCCCGGCGATGACAACTACAACATCGGTGGCCCACACCAATACTGGGTGGTTGGAAAGGACAAGAAAGAGTTTGCGGTTGAGGCCGGAGAACTGAAGATGTCAAAGGCCCCACCCAAGCCTGCCCCCGCAAAACCCGAACCTGCAAAGCCGGCTTCCACTGGGTTTTTTGGCTTTGGTAAGAAAAAGTCTTGAAGCCCTACCCTGTTGACTTGATAACGCGATGGGTGGACGCGGGACGAACTTCCACCCAGTATTCGTCCCCTTCGTTTAAATGCTCGTCAAGCCCCAAGGTCAAATTGAACAGCGCGTGCTGTTCATGTGACCATTCGTCGCCATATTGAGCGCGCCGCGTCAGTAGTATTTCTGTGATGCCGTTGTTCTTGCGTATCCGCTCACAACGGCCACGGAATCTGACGAGCACGTTAGTGCCCCCGCATCGCCATAACAACTGCAATACCGGCAATGAATACGGAGGCTACGGTGGCCACCGCCATTATGATAGCGAGCAGCCGCGCATTCGTATCCACCATGCCTTTGCGTTGACCACCAACGCCACTTTCCACTGATTGCATTTTTGCAAGGGTCATGGTCAGTTCGGCAATAGCCCCCGATGTTGCGGTTGCGGTCTTGTTCATGGCGTCAGTGGTTGTGGTGGAAAGTGATGCAATACCAGCCGCCATGCGCGTGAGCGCGTCGGCGGTTTGAGGGTCTTGCACGCTGCTACGACCAGCCGCCGTGAAGGCCCCGGCTTCCAGCTTGCTGACCCGTGTATCGAACGTCGCCTGAATTTGCACAAGCTGTGTGGACACCAACGTTGACGTGGTACGCACCGATTCAGCCAACATGTCGCGGATTGTGTTCTGAAATTCCTGCCGTGTTTCGGCAAGTTCGTCGATGCGCCGGGTTTCAGCGTCGCGCTGTGCATTCTGATACATGACCATGCTATCAGAAACGATTTTCACCATTTCACGGGTGCTGCTAACTTTTTCGTTCACCAACTTTTCTTGAGCATCCCGCATAGCGTCCTGATACTTGCTTTCGGCTTGTACCAGATCAAGGACGTTCTTCGTTGGGTCAATAGTTGCCTGCCCCCGGTAATCCACCGGGATTCCTGGCTGACCTTCATTATTTCGTCTTAGTTGACGTACCATTGCTGCCTAGCCGAAGATTACGGGGCCGGGTCTGCGGCATCAGCCGCATCGGCCTTGGCAGCAGCGGCGGCAAAATCAGCGTCATACTTCGCGGCAAGATCCTGCAACTGCTTGATCTGGTCGGGAGTAGCCACACCGCTGCCCTGCACGTCGGCGATCAGTTTTTGGATCATTGGCAGAAGATCCTCGGCCTCCTTGACCACCACCGGGATGGCCTGCACCAGCAGCCCAATGATGTTGGTAACCGTGGATGACAGGGAAAGCGACGGAAGCAGGTCCTGAATGATTGTCAGGATCAATGGGATAATTGCAGCCATTGGTGTGGTTCCTCTCAGACAGCCGGCAAGATAGCTTGAAGCGTTTTGGTGGCGACAGTAATGGCATCAACCAACCCCTGCACGCCCAATGGGCCTGGGTGCCCTTGCGCAAAGGCTATGAGGCCGTCCCTGGCAACCTGACCGTCATGGACCGCTTTTTCAACTGCCTTGCGCACTGCCTGATTGCGGCACAGCGGGCCGTTGGCCCCCGTGCACTTGGGCCATGACGCATAGGCAATCAGGTAATTGCCCGCACTCACCTCCACGATGTGAAAGCTGTCGACCGCTACCGTCACCGTTTGTGGTGAAAGCGTTGCGTTGGTGACCAGCCCAACAGAGTGAAAGAAGTTCTGCAAGCTTGCACAACCACCGAGAGCTAGCGCCAAGGTGATTGTGATGGCAAGTGATTTTACACGCATCATGTAATACTCCTCAGTTATGTGATCTTGTCGCCTGGGATGGTAGCAGCAAGAGCCGCCGTGGGTGTCCCCGGCACGGCTTTCACTTTCTCAATTTCTGGATTGTTTCGCATCCCAATAAGTTTAGAGAATGGGCTGGCCGACCACGCAGCAAAGAAGCCAGCAAGGATTGGGATTAGGGCGCCCACACCAGCAATGATTGAGGCCACACCATCACCAATTTGGTGAATAGCATTGCCTAAGGCCGTGGCATCACCTTGCTTCAACCCCACCATGACCAAAACCGCCGTGGCGGTACCGGCAGCGGTGTAAACATGCCGAAGAGCAGAATTGACTTGATCGGACGTTGGCAATTGCATCGTGTGCTCCTGTCCCCTATTTTCATCTAATAACATGCAACAACAAGCTATGCAACAACCGCCGCAGCCTTCCCCTCACCACCACTGATAGCTTTGTCCCTGTCTGGTGGGTGGCCTTGGCCCGACACGGCTTGCATCGCCGTCATCACAGCTTCTACAAAATCAGCCTTGATAACGTTCTTTCCTGGGCAGTCACGATGAGTAGTTGCAGGATCCTCTTTATGGAAGTGCAGCCCACGCCGCCCAAGCTGAAAAGGCAACGGTGAGAGGTGCGCGGCTGCATGAAGGATGGCCGACGCAATCACCGCATTGTCACCAATATCAGTCTTAAATGGTTCGGTGTCGTAATCACCCACCATTTCAATACCCCACGAACACCAATTCCATGAAGGGGTATGAGTGCCCCTGTGCGTGAGCGGGGTAAATACACAAATGCCTGACGGCACGATAAACAGATGTGGGCCAGCCTGCCAGCCCAAGCCCTGATAGTACCCGGCAAGGTTCTGCAACCACTGTTCGTCGGTGATTGGAGGTGAACGGTGCGCGTAAGCATCATACTGTGCCCGGCTGGGTGAACTCGTATTATGATGGACAACGAATAAGGGCTTGAACGGTGCGTGAACCAGATCAAGGCTACTCACGTACTGCCTGAACTCTTCAACGGTGAACTTCTTGCCAACAATTGGTGTCCACGTCATGATCCCGCCTCTACCATGCTGAGTGCTTGAGCATCCACCCGTGTGCGCCGGTTACTCCATCCATGCCCTGATTTGATCCAGCCCGGCTGAGTTCGCTTCTTGGTGATCCACTGCGCCCCGATCATCAGCACCATAGCACGCGGGTCAATTGCCTTGACGGCCGCTAGAAGATGATCATCAAATTTGCCAAGAGGCGGAAAGCGTCCAACCGCCAGCTCCAGGAGATCAATACCCCCGCTGGTGCCCAGGTTCGTGAACACGTCAAATGCGCGGTAATCCACCCCTGAAGGCAGTTCGTCGAATCGCAGCTTCGGCATAACCCATTCAGTGTAGAACGTGATGGCACCGGCCTCAGTAAGCGCCGCCACGTCAGCTACAGTGGCCGCAGGCTTGCCCAAGGCCCGGTGGTAGTCGGTCAAAGCATCAACAGACACCCCATATTTGGACGCACCCCCAGGCTCACCTTGGCCCGGTGGGGTACCGGGCGGGTTGACGTTGAGTTCGGGGCCTTCACTCAGTACCACCCCGGCAACAGCTTGCGCTTCGTTGGCTTTCATTCCATTTCCTTTTTGACGTCGGCTGTTAATATGCCTTCAGACGCAGGATGCACGCCATCACGCCCGGCTACAAATGAAACCATTGGGTCATGATAGGTGACTGCAACTGCCATGACCACAGGACCTGCTCCGTTCGCAGGCAGTACCCAAATGATCTTTTTGGCCCCTTTAGCCACGGCGATCTTGCGGATCAATTCGCAGTTGCCCCGAAGGTGTTTGTTATATGGGTCATTGCTGCCGGCCGACACAATCACCGTATCTGCGGATTGCACACGCATGATTATGGCAGAGGATGAAATACCTATTTTGGCATCCACCACACACCCGCTGATATGGGCAGCAAGAGCCAATGCAATGCTGTCACCAATAATTGCACACGCAACCACAGCCACCTCCTATAACAACGCCAACCCGACGAAGCATATCACGGCCAGCACTATGACAAATACACAAATAATGGTGAGGGAAACTCTGCCAAAAGACCTCGATTGGGACCGGGACCTCTGTTGGGTTTCCCTCACCATGCCGATCAGTTTGAAGCGTAACGGCCCCCACCGGGCCACCTGAAGGCTATAGCGCCCGCTAGTGAGCGTTCACGCTCACGTACCGCATGGCCGTCATTGCCTGATTTGACCAACCAGCGGCCACCGCTGCCCTGCGCAACTATGATCCCCACATGATGCCGCCAAACCACAATAGCTCCGGCACGGGGGCCACCGGCATTGCTGCCGTAATGTGCCCATTCGCGGGCTAGATTGAATGACCGGTCAGCCACCCCCAGCAGGTGGCGCATCCACCAGCCGCACCAAGCGCGCGGACGCGGATCGTGGCCGTTGTAGTCGATGTGCCTGTATGTGAAAGACCTGTGTGCCCGCTTGGGGCGGGGCTGAGGGGCAACTTCGGACGTTTTGTATTCGTCGTTGTAGCCGTAGGTTGGCATTTCCCCAGGGCCAACTTGATTGGATTTTTCATCCAAAAATTTTAGCATTTGGGCTAGACCAGCCCCAAGACCCTGCACTACAGGATGAAGATGTTTCTGTTGATGATGATGGTGCCGATACGGATGGGCATTCGCAGTAGTGGCAGTAAAGACAAGGCAAAGCGCTGCGCAGATTGCTGCGATTCTCATCTTAGTATTCCCCGTGCTGTTTACAACGGCGCGGAACCTAGCAAGTGCAAGGGGAAGGCTCAACCCCCTAATTGGGGCTTCTTTTGGTCAGTGCCTTTACTTCCCAACCAACGTCCAGTGGGTGTTATTATACCAAATTAAGAGATTAAGAGCACCACCACCACCCGTCACATTTGTCCCCCAAGTGGTGCAAGTGCCGTCAGCGCAATTGGCTGCTTTCCCATCGGTTATGCAAGCAAACATCCCCACCGCTGGTGTGGGAAGATTGGCAAAAGTGGTCTTGATGATTGGCCCAGCACCACCTTGGCTCAATGCGGCGGCAATATCTGTTAAAAGTGCCGTGAGAGTATTGGTAGAAACCTGCTGCCCAGGGAAGGGCGGGTTTGCTCCGCTAGGAAGAACATAAACTCCTGTTGTTGGGTTGAAAGGCATTAACTAATCTTGAGCATGCGGATACCAGACATGACAAATATCAAGTCACTGTAAATGTTTTGGTTGTGCCACTTATCCTTATTTTTAGATTGCTGCCGTCAAACCACATATCCCCATCGTTGGGGCTTGTCGGCGCGGTACTCGCACCAAAATTTATTTGAGCGATTGTAGTCGTGCCTGCTGCGAGCCTCAAAAACATCGTTGCTGCCGGATTGACACCAACACCAAGTAGAGCAAATGACGTGCTATTGGCGTCCGCAATTCCTCCATTTGTTGACGTTCCCGCAGTAAATCCCACAGGCCACGTTGGCCCAATGTCCCCTATAATTATTCCTCCGTTGTGTGCTGTAAACTTTTGACCGGAAATCGTGCCTGCCCCTGTGAAAGCAAGTCCCGCGAGATTGATCGTGCCACCTCTCAACGCGTCGGCAAATACGCCCACATTTGGGGTGCCGACAACTGCAAAACTGGCGCCAAGCGTAACAGAGGCATTCTCTACAGACTGCACGAAACCGGCGCAACTACCACTAATAGTGTTTCCAGTTAAAAAGTTCGAACGAGAATTCTGTGCAAATTGAAAATTTATTCCGCCTGGATTCGCTCCGAAATCACAGTTTTCAAAGTCCGCAAGACCAAATTGTGTAACGGTTACGAATGCTTGCCCGGAAGATGCACTAAAACCTACACCGTCAAACGTCACCGACTGATAGTCGTCAACGCTGATCCCGGCAGTGGGTTGCCATTTACAATTTGTCGGCGTTGTTGGGTTACCAATAATGGTGGTGGTTGGAATACCAGATGGCATAGCCCCAGCTATAGCAAGATTTTCCACAATTGGTGTTGATGTAGTTGGTGGCAACTGAATGCTTATGCCAGCCCCTGTTTGTAAAAGCTGCTTTTGGATTACACTGTAGGCGTGCTGAACGGTCAAAAATGCACCGCTCGTCCCCTGTGCTCCAAGGCCATCGTTCGTCGCGGCGTCGCTGCCGTTGACATTGTCAACATTAAACACCGTCCCAGCCGGAACTGGCCAACGCGCCGCCAAGGGAGCGGTTGCCCACGCATTGGCAACATTATAAAGTACAACAAATTGCAATGGCCAAAGAACGAAAGACGTAAGACCGTTGATGGCAAGTGCTTTGCCGCGTCCAGTATCGGCATTAAAGATTACACACGAAAAGTTGGGACTGAAGCCACTCGCAGCCCCTACCGTAAATGTAAACAATGTGCCGCCGCTGAGGGCCACCAAGGCACCGGACGCGGTGGTGGCAAGCGACGCGGCACCAGTAACCGATACCGGCCGTGGGATGACCTGCTGTTGCCCTAATTGAGTAAGGGCAGCCGAAATATCAGTATGAATGGCGTTCCACGTGGCCGACGCAATAATTTGACCAGGGAAAGCGTTCGTGGCCCCGTTAGGAGGTGTATAAACGCCTGTCGTAAGATTGAAACCCATCTATGCCTTCCTCAGCCCATTATTTCTTGCAGAGTCATCAGGGCACTATCAAGCGTAACGGAATTGGCACCGTTGCTGCTGTTATATTTCAGCGCATAGGTGACTGACGAATTTGAGCCGGGTGCATCCAAAATCGGGAAGGCGGCACCACCCTCACTTCCAATTGCACCACCACTCCTATTACCTGCATTTTGGGCCACGCCAATGGCAGTGGCCCCTCTGAACATCTGCATTGAGCAAAGCAGCCCGCTTGTGGCACCATTGAAGCCGCAAGCCCCCGCGTTCACAAAAATCAGATTGGCTTTGCTCGACGGTGTGATTGCCTGAGAAAGAAACGTCTGCGGCGTACCGCTGCTTGTGCTGGCCGGCGTTGCATTGCTTGCATAAATTGCCTGTATCACGTCACCGGGCTTTTTTGCACCCGCATTGAACACAGTCATGGTATTTGGGGTACTCGTATAATTTCCGGCAGTAGCCAAACCATTTGAGTATTCTAAAAAGCCAAGGATCTTAAAAGGCTGCCCCGTAACCGTTATCCCATTTGGGCAATAGAAAACACCTGCTGACGTAGCAGCATTAGACATGGCTACGGCACTGTAACCAAGGGACTCCAACAGTTGGAATATTGAGGCAGAGGTGGCAGTAGCCACACTGCAATTTATCAGCCCAAGAACCGGGTTGCCAGAACTGGAACTTGAAAAAAGCACTATCCAAAAACGGAAAGGAACGTTATTTGACGACCCCAGCGTTGCCCCAATACCGTTTGTGTTGATGCTGAGTGTGGCGCTGATCTTGGCGGTATTAAGTCCCCCTTGACCATTTTGATAACTAAAACTCACCGGATCGGCTGCGGTAGGCGCCGCACCCGTTAGAGCATTTAGAAAATTAACGGTAAGAATACCGGCGTTGACCGACGAGCTTAGCGAATATAACTGATTAACCTGGGACATCGGGTCCCATTCGGTTCCGTCATAGCCTTCAAAATTCCCCAGTGACGAATTGTAACGAATTTGCCCCGTAACAGGCGATGGACGTTGGCCAGTAGTGCCAGCAGGGATTTGAACAGCCGCCGTACCCGTAAAGGCAATTGATCCAGCACTGACTGCGCCAGTGACAGTGAGGTTCCCACCAATTGTCTGGTTGCCGCTGACGGACGCATTGCCAGTGATGGCAACGCCTGTTGCCGTAACGACAACAATCTTCGTACCACTTGAATAGATATCGGCTTCGCCAACAGCCCCAATGCCGAAGCCCGTTGTGTTGTCGCTGGCCGCACTATATATAGGCCCCGTAGTGATGGTGCCCTTTAGAATACCGGTGATTTGAGCAGAACCGTCACAAGCAACGGAACCGGTCAGCGCAGTGGCAATGTCTGAGAAATCACTATTGACCGCCGAGGATGAAATGACAGTCCCAGGCGTAAAGGGCGCCTGTGGTAAAGAATACACTCCTGAGGAGTTACGTGGCATCGTGGAGTCCTAACGTGTTCTGGTACGCCCTCCAAATAACAATTATTTACTGGGTGGTCAGTTATTGCATCTCCTTACACACACAAGCATCAATGTTTGCCATTTATCTTGTGTCACTCTTTGTGGCCTACATAATAACCGTAGCCCTCTCATTTGTCTTTGACTTATTGTGTCGTACCCCCAGAGGGGGCAATCTTAGGGGTGATCCCTTGCTGAGCCAACAAACCCGCGACAACCTTAGGATCGAGGTTGCGAAGAAAGCGTTGCCCGCCAGGGCTGCTAAAAACTGGCGCCGCCGCCCCTTTTGCTAGCGCAGCAACAGTGGGGGCGATAAGGGTCCCATATATTCCTAAATCGGAAGCACCCACCAGACCACCATGATAAGCAGCCCCGGCCCCCAAACCACCGGCTGCTCCAAGAGCGGTCAGCGCTTGTGTAAAATCATAGGGCTTCGGCTGGGCAGCGTGCACAGTTTGAAGGTTCTCAGCCGTATCACGCATAGGGGTTCGTCGGTACATTGCATCAACAATTTTATCTGGGTTAAGGGGGCTAACCGTAGCCGCGCCACCCATAGGATCGGCAGAAGCCCTAGCCCCAACAAGATTAGCATGGTTGGTTCGCCAATCATCCCATGCCCCAGGGTGTGCCCTGTCCATAGCAGCATCTAAATGCTGCGCCATGGGGCGTGTGTCCGGGTCAGCGCCCCACGTCCGATGATAGCGCTCATATTGTTGACCACTAAGTGGCTGCCCGCCCATTGTGGCTTGGTCGAAATCAGCTAAGGCCCGTGCAACAGCAGGGTTCTCAATACTCTGCCCACCAAATTGCCCGATATGTTGAGCAGCTACATTAGCAAGCTGCGCACGCAGTGGGGGTACCGCAGGTGCTGGGATAGAAGTTTGCACACCAAGCTGATTGGCTTGATTGCCAACATCACGTGCACGTTGCTCCTGTAACCGGCTGAATTGATCTGTGTTTCCTGGGGGTCTAACAATTCCACTCTGACGTAGCAAAGTAGGCCCACCTGCCGCTTTAATATCTGTAGGGCCGCCTTCCAAAGTAGATTGCAGCCTGCTCCCTGAAATAGCAGACGCAGGCACCCGAACCCCCTCATTCTCGAGTGCTCGTGCCGCTGCACGTACCGGCGTATTGGCAATAATCCTAGTAGTAGGTGGGGTAGCCGCACCAGCCCCGTAAGCCGCCATCCCAGCAACTATGCGTGCCGGTGTCTCATACGGTGTCCCTTCCGTTGCTTGCCCTGCGGCCTCAGATGCACCGCCTGATAATGCAGCACGCCCCATATTGGGAAGCATTTTAGAAAGCACCGGCCCACCACCAAGCATCCCAAATGGTACAGCTTCCCCACCTGCCTGCATTACTTTTTCAGCGCCGGTTTGTGGCTCGTAAAGCGGCCCGGTTACTTTCTCAACTCCTGTTTGAACGTCTTGAGTGTTAGGCAGCCCTATGCCAAGAGCACCAGACTTCTTCAAAGTATTTATGACACTCTCAACATTTGAGCCTTCCGGCAACCATTTATTTAGAGCCGCAGTACCCAAGTTTTGAATATCGCCCGGTAGCCCGACAATGGAAGCTGCCCCTTTAATAAGACCTGTGCCGCCTGCTTTGGTCAGCCCTTTCATTTCTGCAAGAGTGCCCTTCTCGGGCACAATAGGATCTACCGGCGCGGCACCGCCTGGAGTAGCCGCCTGCTTCTGCGCAATCAACGCATCAAGCTGTTCGTCGGTGAGATCAACAAGAGGATTGGCCATTGTTACAACGGTAGCTCCTCACCCGGTGGCTTCTTCTGCTGCCTGCGGGCTTTTTCCTGTTGCAGTTCTTCCAGTGACTGCCCAGCACCGGCCGGGGCTGCCTCACTCGGTGGCTTCCTGGAGAGCGGGCCTTGCGCTATGCCACCACCACCCTTTTCAGCGGCGTCGAGTAGATCATTATAATTCTTTATTTGGTCCTCACTCAGCAACGGGTTTTTTGTCAGATAAGTTTTGATAACGGCGTTCTGACCAGCGCTGGTTGGACGATCATTGCCTATGATTGGTTTGCCGCTTTGATCCGTCATAAGCTTGCCGTTATCATCCCAACGGTAGCCTTGACGATACCAATTCGTTATCTTGCCAATCTCCATCAATTGCTTCTGCGACTGCGCCGCAATGTCAAGAATAGCTTGATTGGCACCAATGGTATTAGGCTGTGCAGCGGAAGCACGGTTGAGCAAATTGATCTCAGCCACGCGAACTTGACCCAAACCCTTAAGGGCACTTCGCATACTACCAAGGATGTTGCTCGCAATCACCTTGTCAAATGCCTGATTGTAAGCGAGGTTGGTCTGTGCGGTCTGATCGCCCAAAAATGCCTTGGCCTGCTCCCACGCCAGTTTGATTGGGGTACCTGGGCCTTGGGTAAAGTGCGGATCATGGATGATCTTTTGTGCTAACGCAATTTGTGGCGCGGCATTGATAGCGCTATTACCATATGTTTGATTTTCGGCATAATCTTTGTTGTACTGCTCAATATCCTGTTTATTGAATTCCTTGACAGCGGTAGTTTGAATGTCACGGTTCTGTGACCAATTGGCCAATTCACCCGGCGTCATGCTGTACAAATCAGGCGAACCCTGTGCCACCTGTTGTCCAGGCTGACCGGCCGGGGCTTGGGTGTTCTCAGACGCAAAGGCCGGGGGCTTGACGGCCAAAGGGCCACCACCGGCCTGCACAGCCTCAGGCCCCTTGGTAATAATATCTGGCAACTCACCTTGTGGGGCATTTCCTTCCGCCGCAAACGGTGTGGCCTTCGGCGGTGGCATCAAATCATGCGGAATTTCTGCCGGTGCTCCGCTTTGAGGGGCAGCCGGGGCCGGGGCTGCACCACGCCCAGATTGCGGGGGGATGACACGAATATCAGGTGGACCAACCGACGAGCCTGGGGGCATTGTGACAATTGGAGCGGGGGTTTCAACATCGCCCGCCTTAAGATGATCCATGTGCACAGGACCGGGCAAGACCCAGCGGCTATTTGGATTACGCGGGTCGATGACAACCGTGCTGCCATACGGCCCCTGCGTTTGCAGCGGCTGGTTCTGGCTATAGTAGAAATCACTTATGTCCTTTTTCTGTTCAGGCGACGCCAGCGGATTGGACATGACCGCTTCAAACTGCTGACGAGTCACCCTTGGCCGTACCGGCAACGTACCGGCAGGTTGATCCATTGTGCTGCCCCCACGTGCGGCCGGGGCCATTGAGGGGGTGGGCAAGCCCCCCGTTTGGGGGGCCGGGCGCTGCAAGGCCAGCGCTTGGCCATCAGGGCCACCTGGGGGCCGTGTGGCAAGCGGGCCGCTACCCCCCTGCGGGGCGTTTGAAGGCTCACCGTTGAAGGCGAGTGCCTTGCTGAAGTCACCCCCATAACGGGCAACTGTCATGCCGTTTGCATCCTTGGCATTTGGGTTGCTCATACCCCTTTCACCGGCGAACCAAGCCTTAGCCGCACCCTCAGGCCCGTACTTCTGCACAAGCTGACTGAATTTGGTTCGATATACCGCTTCCTGAGCCTGCGGGTTTTGCAAGAACTGCTGTGGTGTCATGGATGTGCCAAGCACTTCCTTGGTCCATTGAGGGATATTTTCCCCCATGACTTGGTATTTGCCATAGGCACGATCAGGCTGCCCGGTTTGAGGGCTTTTGATCACCCGGCCAAGCGCGTCATAACTTCCACCAGTCCCTTCGACAGTCGACGTGGCGGAAGAATATTTGCTGATAGGATCCGCATAACCCAAAGCTGCCGGTGGGGCTGCACTTAGAGGGCCACCACCGGATTGGGGTGGTTGATCCTCACCGCCTGCGGTAGCTGCACCCCGTGCCGCCGCCCGGTTGGTGCCCTGTTCCTGTGCGGTTGACCTCTCAAGAAGTTGACGGCCAGCCAATGACTGAAGAATACCGCCAATACCCTGCAATCCACTGATAGCACCGCCGCTGCTTGGCGTGATTGGGCCGAATCCTTGCTCAAGTAGTCCCTTCGCAAGGGCGCGCTGGGCAGCAAGCTGGTTTGGGGTCGCGTACTGCGACGGATCGGGAAGTGTGTCGTCGGGCGGCATAGTGTGTTCCTAAGCCAAAGCCAACATCGGTAAGTAATCCATAATACCTGCCGCGCCAGCCCCAGCACCATAATCGGCAGCCGACAGCCCAGCAGCCGGGGCACCAGCGCTTCCGGCCCCCGTAAGGCTACCCAAGAACCCAGCCCCGCCACCCCCGCCTGAGAACATATTCATGGCACCGTTGCCAATCCCCATCAAGCCTGAGATCATGGCATTGTACTGGTTCTGTTTATCCTGATATGAATTCTGATAAGCACTAGATAGGGCGCTAAGATTACCCGACGCATTTGGCGGTTGGATTTGGAGTGCCGCACCGCTGCGCAGTTCTGCTGTTGGGTCCACCGGGGCGCCAAAGCTGGCAAGTTTTGTTGCCATATCTGCCGGCAAGCCATATAGTTGAGTGGCTTGATTGAAAGCCTGCGGCTGGAAGTTCGCAGCCGCACCCTCAACCGCGTAACCCTGATTGGTAGTGTTGGAACGCATCGCATTATCGTAAGCTGGCGAACCCGGCGCCAACCCTTGATTTCGAAGCTGGGTATCAAGCTGCTCGGTTTGTGTCTTGAAAAACGGATCGGACGCCGACAAATAGGAGGCCATTCTTTGTCCAGTTATCCCGGACGTCATATTGCCAATCACATCCGACGGCTGTGCAGCACCATAGTTGGCACCGGAAAGGAGATTACTAGCTGAACCACCCGCAGTGGTCTTCGTGCCCTGGAGCAAATTCAAAAGGTTCTGCTGGGTAGGGCTAAGGTTGGTGCTCGACGAATAGATGGGCGTGCCGCCCGGCCCGGTGCCGGTTTGCTGATAGGTCAGCGAACCATAGGGATCATACTGATTGTAGTTCGACCCCGCTTGGCTTTCCTGCCCAAGTCCAGTGTTTATCCCCGCTTGCTGCTGGGTAACACCAATGGATGCATTGGCAATATCAGTGGGGTTTGGCGGTTTGGGTTGGCCCAGGCTCATGCTGAGCCTCCTTGGCTCAAAAGCGAAAGTAAATTGTTCTGTGGTGCCGGCGCTGTGCTGGCCCCGGTGTAAAGCGGTACGCCATTCGGTCCGTTGCCCCCAAACATTGCAGGATCAAACGTGGCTGCCGGATTTGCCGGTTGGCTTTGCGGCGGCGTAGGCATTTGTGGTGCGGCCGTTGCAAACGGCGATGGCTGAGGAGATGCCATCACAGGGATGGGGGGTGTCACCGGCCCCGGATCAAACATTATTGGCGGGGTGGG